TTCGATTCTCGTACCCACTACAAAGTGTTCTGATTATCAAGTCCTTATCTTAGTTGTGTACTAAAATAGGGACTTTTTCTTTATATATACTCTCTTTTTGTATATTACGTGTTATTTATTGAATAGTTTCATTGCGTCTTTTTTTGCTTGATCTGCTATGTCAATATAGGGTTTCATTGCTTTGTAGTCTTCATGCCCCGTCCACTTCATTACGATTTCAGGAGGAATCCCCATCATTATTGCATTGCTGATAAATGTCCGCCTTGCGCAATGTGTACTTATCAATTCATGTTTCGGACGTATTTCTTCTATTCTGTTTCCTCCTTTATAATATATGACTGTAATAGGAGTATTGATATTGCATATTCTTCCTATTTCTTTTATATATTCATTCATCTTTTGATTTGAAATAACGGGAAGAGCTAAATCATTAGATAGCTTAGCATTACGATATTTATTAAGGATAGATTTAGATCGGTCATTTAGCTCTATTTTGAGGTTTTCATAAGTTTTTATTGTGGTTATCTGGATATATGAATCAAACACGTCAGATCGCCTCAGATGTGCCACATCAGAATATCTTAATGAGGTAAAGCAGCAGAAACAAAATACGTCTCTCACTTTTTCTAAAGTATCATTGTTTGATAGGTCGAAATTATACATAGTAATTAGTTCCTCCCAGGTTAAAAAGAGGATTTTGTTTTTGACCGTTTTCAACTTTGGTTGATAAGACATGAATGCCATTTCTGTATTGTATCCTTTTTCTGAGGCCCAACGCAAAAACCATTTAAGATTATCCAGGTTCTTTCTTACTGTCGTATTCTTCATACCTGTTTTCTTAGAGTTGATTCTTACATTCTGCATATATTCTACAAATAAAGATAATCCTTTCTCTGTAAAGTCTGAAAATTCAAGTTTAGGGGCAAACTTTAATAAATGTCTTTTGATTGTGGTATGTTCCTTATATGTTGCCTCTGTCCATTGGTTTTCTCTTCCCTGATCAATCATAAAATCTTGATAATACTCAAAGATGCTCTTTTGAGGCTTTTTATCTTTTCCTATTTTTTCATTAAATAATTCTTTAAACTCTTCTTGGTTTGGTGATAATCCCTTTTGCTCAAATATGCAGAACACTTCATTCATAGTTTGTTCGTATCTTTGTATCTCACTGTTTATGTAAGAGGAATGAATCCTTTTTTTGCCGTGAGTTGTATTATTTTTGCATCTTTGGGCTTCCGGAATCCACTTGTCTATATCAATCCTATATCCAACATTGAATGCGACTGTATTTGTCTCCCATTTGATTCGATACCGAAGTTTGGCGTCTGTTTTATCCTTCTCTTTATCGAGTAAGAATATGCAATTTCTTTTGATATTCATAAAATTACCTTGATATTATTGATACTAAATAAGCCGATAAGATCGGCTTATCCTACTGTTTTATTGGTTTTATGTCTTATGAAATTTGCTAATTAAGTCTATGTTTAGACTTTTAAGATCAAACGGAGCACTGGATTTGTTGCGTTTGCATTTTATAACTTGCATAGTCCTCTTGTTTGACGGAGGATATAGCTCACTTGCGATTCTTAGAATCTCATTAAATCTTTCTTGAAATGAATTATCCATAATTAGTCAAATTTCTTTTTTCAACATATATGGATGTTTATTTGTTTTTGAAAACTTCGGGTTTTGTTATATGTTTTGTAACATATTATAAATATTCTGTTTTTATGCTCTTCCCTTTTTATGCTCTTCCATAGGTGTGTTTTCTTTGCCAATCATTCTTTCTAACATGTTCACCATCTTTTCCATGTTCTTGCTATTTCTTTCATTTGCTTCTGCGTTGATCTTATTCGCTTCTGCATTGATTTTGTTTGCTTCAGAGTTTTCTTTTCCTTGTTCGGACAGAAGAGTTATAACCCGAAGCATTTCATTGAAGGTAGGGGCTTCGTATTGCAAACTTTCTTTGGGGGTTGATGTACTTTGTTGGCAATCTTCATCTTCTGCTAATACAAACCATGTATCATCTACTGCAAATTTGTTTTTTATAGCTTGTTTTATACTATAAGATACAGATGGATACTTATTAGTTCTTTTATCGATTCTAAATATTCTGTCTAATACTTGCTGTGACACACCTATTAGTTCAGAGAACGCTTTTATGTTCCCTTCACTTTGTTTTATTACCAAATTATATATTTTTCTATTTTCAAATGGTAATTCTTCTAAGTTTTGAATAATTCTTGCCATAAATGTTTGTTATTACAAACTTTAATAGTATGTTTGTATGGTTATCAAGTTGCGGATGATACCAACTAATATGTTTAACTGTTCCCATAAGGGACTATATATGCGACTAAGCTTCAAACCGCAACTTTGGAGTTGATCGCTTTACTTTATTACTATGGTACCTCTCTCTGAACGAACTGCAGATGAATATGCAGATGCTTATTTTAAGGCTATTTATTGTCACTATTGTCACGTGGCTTAGTACCCAGTCTTGCAATAACTGACATTAATTCATTGTACTTTATTATTTTCTCTTTTTCATTAACCATTGACAATAATCCTATAAGTTTATCCTTGCAGCTTTGCAGGATATGTATATCTTCGGGCGATTTAATTATTTCCAATAAAACCTTAACTATTACATTACAAGTTTCTGTGTCTCCTATATTTGACACATGAAATAATTCACTTATTCTGTAATAAAGAAATTGATACTCAATACCTAAAGGGTCTGATTTTAATAGCACATGATAATAATAATCAGATACAGCATGACATGTTATTGCATTATTCTTTTCGGCATTGAATACAGAGCTAACCTTTGTAGTCAATAATTCATCTCTTATTTTTCTTATATCAATAATAGAGAAGATATTCCAACCAATTAGCATAGTTACTAATAGTGCTAATATACCCACTATTACTCCTTGATAATCAAAGCCTAATTCTGGAACATGAGGGCACGCAATGCAGATTGCAATGATGCTTACTATTATTGCAATGGCACTCAATCCAAGCGCTATCCGCACTATCCTATTTTCATGTTTGTTTTCTTTCTTCTTCATATAATAAGGTATAAACTACTCTAATAGTTAAATAATGTTTGTATTACAAACATTGATTGTATGTTGTGTTTGTAATTACAATCAAATTAGTATATTTGCATCATCGAAACAATGATAACGTAATCATTGATATAAAAGTTATTCGTTCTTTGACTTATTGATGATGCAAAGAGTTTGAAAGGTTCTCAATGGTTCTCTGCTGGCTCTCGATGATAGAAAGCAGGCGTTCGTTGGTGATAGGGGATGATTCTTCCATCTCGGATTGTTTTCTGAACATAGTACCTTTTTCCCTTAACAACCAATCGGGATTTACATCTTCTATACTATTTAGTATAAGAAGTACTGGTTCTATGCCGAAACTTTCACCAGCACGCATTAACTTACGCACATATACCTCTGACTTACCTATTAAGGATGCAGTGTCTTTTACGCTGATATTCTTTGATTTAAGTATTTCAGCAAATCTTTCGTTGATAGTCATAACGTTAATAATACTAAATAGTATAATTTTTAATACTGTTTGGTTTGCAATGCTACTAATTAGTAGTATCTTTGCATCATCAATAAGGTGATAACGTAATCACCGATACAAAGATAAAGAAAAGATTTTTAGATATAAATAGTCTAAACGTATTAAAAGACAAAAAGTTATGAAGAAAAGAGATTATAAGTTAGTAATAAATGGCAAATATAACATGAAAGCGATCATGCAGAGAGCTTGGGTGTATGTCCGCAACTACGGATATTCTCTGAAATCATCACTAAAAATGTCATGGGTAGATGCTCGTTTAAATATGGATGAATATAAATCTGAAAAAGAATTTATAGAAAGTGGAAAACCACTTTTCCCGAACAAGAATCTCTCTATCTCAGATTTGTACAGTGATCCACTGGGTAATCTGACAATGGGGTATGTATCAAGATAATCAAATTAATAATAAATCGATATGGAAGATTTAAAGAAATCACAGATTGAACTTCTTGAAGAAAAAGTGGAGAAGTTGGAAGAGGAGAACCAACAATTGAAAAAGGACAAAGCAATGTATGAATCATTGTGGACAACAGCGGATTCCAAGAAATCGGAACTGATAGAGGCTATTAAGTCCATCGGTACCATCGCCAATATTATTTCGGCAAAGCCTTAATCTTCACCCTAAAGTCAAATCAAAACTGCCGGTTGTTCGGCACCCAGTCCGGTCATTGAGCCTGCCCTTGAAGGGAGGCTGGGAACACAGAAAATAGATCTTTTACATCTTGTGAAAGCCTCCTTTAAGGGTTACAGCTTATTGGAGTGACTGACTCAGCTTAACGTACATAAGCAGGTTGGGGCCTGCGAGCTGTACAATGTATAACGATTAGCAGATATGTATCCATAGTCTTTGAGGAGTAAGTAATGACGGATTAGGCGACCGACACGCATATCGACAATATATCCCGTGCCTCTAAAGAGGTTGTAAGGCCAAACATCGGAACGGTCACGGGAACTTTAATTAATAACTACAAGAAAAATGAAAGTATTACCATTGACGTTTATTTGGTGTGTGTCATTTATAGTTATGACCATCACTTTTCAAGATTTTGGTGTTGCCTTTTGGATTGCATTTATAGCTTTTGCTATTGTTTGTGTTTATATGGGTAGGCATTATAAAAGATTGGAAACAGAAATAGATGAAATATTTGGAAAATAGATTTTAGCACCCGCAAAAAGGTAGTCCTATAATTCGACATAAGGCGCCTGCAATGTTCAGCGCTGATAGTAAGGGAAACCAGTCGGGCGGGTTCTTAATATTGTGTTTTTATGTGTTGGTGAATGACGGTTCGTGAGAATAGTTTTCATGGTTTTTTATTTTGTGATTTTTTCGATAAAGTCCTGTATCAAGAGTGATGCAGGCAATTTGGGTGGTTAGCTTATCGGTTAGAGCTTCGTGTTGCGCAACCAATTCAAAACGAGTGAGAAAGGTTCGACTCCTTTACCATCCACTATTTATTAAACTTAAACAATAAATTTTATGGCAACAATTAGAGAAACGATTTTAAAAGTAAAACCGGGAAAACAGAAGATTATCCCGCTATCAGAAGTTGAAGTAACTGGATACCGACAAGAGGCACATGAGATAAACAAAGAATTAAGAGAAAAAGGTGTTGTAGCTCCGGGTGGTAAGAATGTATATACCATTTCGAAGAATAAATATACAAATTCTATGTATATCGTTAATAACATGACTAAATAGTACTCAAACTTACACGATTATGGACAGAGTATTTACAGAATTAACACCTGAATGCGAAATTACAGCAAGGATGTACGCACAAGGGTACGAAAAAAAGGAAATTGCAGCTCTTAAATGTAGAGCTATCAGTACCATCAACAATCAGATACAAACGGCATTCGCAGAATTAAATGTTAGAAATGGGAGAGAACTGATGCGAAAGCTTGCAGAACGTATCTCAGGTATGAAGTTTACTTTTGATTTTTCTCCTGTAACCCGATCTGCTATTGCATTTAGTCTATTATGTATTTTCTCTTTGTCGCTTTATCATGATAATGGAGATATAAAGAGGTTAAGAAGATCTAGAATGGAATATAGAATTAGGAGGATAGAAACATGATATCTTATAGTAACATAACTGATGATACTCGCATCATTGATCTTACAGTAGGCGAATTTAAAGCTCTATGTGAATCCTTTTCAAAGCCTATAAAATCTTTGGAAAAAGAAAAAAAATACGTTTATGGACTGTCTGGTATAGCTGAACTTTTCCATTGCTCCAAGTCAGCAGCTTTTGAACTTAAAAAAAGTGGGAAAATAGACAAAGCAATTATCCAAGATGGAAGGAAAATTATAGTTGATAAGGATATGGCCCTAAAACTTGTAGGAGAAAAAAAATAAATAACCCTTTAATTTCTAAGATTATGAGTTTAATCAAAAAATCGAATGAATTAGTAATTCCCACCACCGTAAAGATGATGATTTACGGTCAAGCAGGTATGGGAAAGAGTACAGTAGCATTGAGTGCTCCGAAGCCTTTGTTATTAGACTTTGATAATGGTGTTAAACGCATGAATATGGTGCATCTGGAAAACATAGATACCGTACAGGTCACTTCATGGAATGATGTTCAACAGGTTTTGCAAGAAGATTTATCGGATTATCAGACAATCGTAGTAGATACTATCGGTAAGATGATGGATTTTATCATTACTTATAAATGTGGAACTCGCCAGCCGTCTATCAGGGATTGGAGTGGTATCAATGCTGAATTTTCATGGATGACGAGAACATTGTCAGGTTTGAATAAGCATATCATTTTTGTAGCCCATCGTGATACAAGAAAAGAAGGTGATGATACGGTGTTCATTCCTGCTTTACGTGAGAAATCTTATAATTCCATCGTTACAGAATTGGATTTACTCGGTTATCTCGAAATGAAGAGCGAGAGAGGCATACAGAGACGTACTATAACCTTTGATCCGACTTCAAGAAATGACGGTAAAAACACCTGTAATCTGCCATCAGTAATGGAAGTGCCTATTATTCTTGACAGAAACGGCAATCCGATCGCAAAGAACGACTTTATCACCACTAAGATAATCAATTCTTATTTAAGTATGCTGGCGGCTAAGAAGGAAGCGCAGGAAAAGTATGACAAGGTGATAGAGGAAATCAAAGAAAGTATCGAGTTTATAACTGATGCCAAGTCTGCTAATGAATTCGCCTCTCATATTAATGAGTTTGAACATGTTGGTAGTTCTCTGATGAAAGCGAGAAGCCTGTTTGCCGCCAAAGTAAACTCTTTGGGGTTAGTATTTGATAAAGAGACAAAAACTTATTCAGATGCAGCCTAGATATCGCTTTTACGCCACGATTCTTGATGCCTTTTGGGGATATCTGAATAGTGATGTGATTTGGGATAAATATTGGGAGTGGTCAGAAAACCCACCCCATACCCCCGAAGAGTTTCACGAGCAACAGTTTCAAGAACTGATAAACTGTATCAATCGTAAACCTTTCGACAGTGAAGCGGCCGACAAGGGCACAGCCTTTAATGAGTTGGTGGACGCTCTTATAGAAAATCGCAAGCCGAACGGTATGGATGTAGAGCGCAACAAGGATAATACTTGTTATACGGTTGTTTACAATGACCGCACATTTGTTTTTCCCATTTCTCTTTGCCGAGAATTTGCTGATTATTTCAAAGGCGCATTAACCCAGCAGAGGGTGGAAGCGATTTTACCAACAGTCTATGGTAATGTTTTGGTTTACGGTCTGATTGATGAATTGATGCCTACGAGCGTTCATGACATCAAAACTACCGGTAGCTACACCGTAGGAAAGTTCAAAGACCACCACCAACACCTTGTTTATCCATTCGCTCTTATGCAGAACGGTTCTGATGTACGGACATTTGAGTACAACATTGTAGAGTTTAACAAGGGCGGTTATGTGGTAGATACCTATACTGAAACTTATGTGTTCAATCCGGAGCGTGATATACCTATTCTTACTAATCATTGTGAGGAATTTATCCGGTTCTTGGAAGAAAACAGAGAATTAATCACCGATAAAAAGATATTTGGAGGAGAAAATTAATGGCAAATCAAATAACCGGACGGATAATCGAAATCGGTCAGACCGTCCAAATTCCGTCCAAGAACGGTGGTTCTCCATTTACCAAACGGGAATTTATTTTAGATGCTACTACTTACGACCCTTATACGGGTGAGCGTAGCGAGTATGAAAACATTATTCCCTTAGAGTTTTCGGGCGATAAGTGTGCAGAACTTGACCGTTTTAATCAGGGTGATGTTGTTACTATATCATTTGTCTTACAAGGGCGTTCGTGGACGAACTTGGACGGAGAATTTAAACGTATGGCGTCTATTCGATGTTATAAGATAGAGGTGCGTGGCGGTGTATCGCAACCTCCACAGAATGCACCAGTACAACAACCAGCACCACAGCCGACTTATCAGCAACCGCAGAACTTTCCGCCACCAGTTGATGCGAATGGTAATGCAAAGGACGATTTACCTTTTTAGTATATGTTGTTCGATTTGAAGAATGATATGGAAGAGATTTGGAAAACAGTAAAAGGTTATAATGGATATTATCAAGTTTCTAATACAGGTAAAGTTCGGAATCCTAATAAGGTGCTTACTCCAAATGTTGGAGTAAAGAACGGATATGTTTATGTTACTTTGAGAAAAGATAAAAGACTGTTACATCGAATTGTTGCAGAAACTTTTATCCCCAATCCATTTAATAAACCAGAGGTAGACCACATTAATGGAATTAGAACGGATAATAATGTTTGTAATTTAAGGTGGGTAACTCGCACGGAAAACAATAATAATCCTATTACTAAAAGCCGTTTTAGTAAATCTGCTAAAGGTAAAGTTATCAATGCAGAAACTAAAAAACGAATGTCAATGAGCCGAAAAGGGGAAAAACATCCAATGTATAATAAAAAGCATTCAAGTTTTTCTAAAAGAAAGATGTCTATAACTCATTCAATTCCAGTTGTGCAATTTGGATTACAAATGAATTATATAGCTGAATTTGAAAGTGCAAAAGTGGCTTCTCTTGAAACACAAGTTGCTGCATCAAGTATCAATGCTTGTACGCTCGGCAAAAGGAAAACGGCTGGTGGCTATATTTGGAAAAAGAAAAATGATATTTAATTTATCAAATCATTATGAAATACCCAAATTCAAGGAGTATGTAAACAAGCTGTTTAGTGAACGTGCGGTGGTGGAAGTGAAAAAGAAACTCCCTAACCGCACGCTTGCCCAAAACAGCTACTTGCATCTTCTTTTAGGGTATTTCGGCAGTGAGTACGGTTGTAGCCTTGACGAAGCCAAAATTGACTTCTATAAGAGGACTTGCAACCGTGATTTGTTTGAACGCAAGACGATCAACAAGAAAGGAAAGGAAGTAACCTACTTGCGTAGTTCTGCCGAACTGACAACAGGTGAAATGACCCTTTCGATTGACCGCTTCCGTAATTGGAGCGCATCGGTGGCAGGTATCTATCTGCCAGCTGCAAATGAACATCAAATGCTGATTTATGCCCAGCAAGAAATTGAACGTAACAAAGAGTTTATTTAGCTATGGAAGATTTATTCGGAAATGAGATAAAGCCAATCAAGATATACAACCGTGATAGTGCCGGTAGATTTTCTGATGAAAAGACAGCGAAGTATGAGCGTGCTTTGAAGGATGCTGGCAAATACAAACAGATGTATCTTGCTGCTCAATCCCGAATGAAAGGCATGGCTAATATGCTGAGGATGAAAGAAGAACTAATTTCTAAAATGAAAAATAATGGATAAATTTTTAGGTCAAGAAATCCCCGAAAAGGAAAGATGGCAGTTCCTACAGGACAATGCCGATGCAGTGGAAGAGATTGGCTATACACATCGGTTTACACCGGATGAATTAGCACAAAAGAAAGAATCTCTTGCTGAAACCTCAATCAAAATCAATGATATTGAGATAGAGAAAAAAGAAGCTATGGAAGCATTTAAGGCTGAATTAAAGCCTTTAAATGAAAGAAAACAGGAACTTCTTGAAAACATAAAGAAAGGCTCTGAATATGTTGAAAATGAAGAGTGTGTGAAGATTCTCTATCATGAAGAAAAAATGGCCGGGTATTACAACAAACTTGGTGAGCTGGTTTATTCCCGTCCTATCATGCCGCAGGAAATGCAAAGAACTATTTTTAATATTAATCGTAAAACAGGAACAGAATCATGAGCGAAAACAAAATCAACTTGGTTGTGCCGAAAGATTATAACGGCAAACCTATCGAAGTAGTGTTAAGAGAAGGTGAAGCACCCGTAGCACTTGACCCGAAAGAACCGGAAAGAGTGGTTATCAATGGAACAATAGACGCACCTTTCAGATGGTTAGAGAAACGTGTCGAACTGATTAATCAGAAAGAGACGAACATTATCGTAAACCGTGATAAGATGGGGCTGGCTCTGACGATTGATGAAACCAGCTACTATCAGACAGAAATCAACGGCATTTTGCAGCCTTCAAAAGAAATGCTGGAGTTCGGCATCAATACAGATAAGAATTGGGAACCTATCAAATTATCACAGTTTTTGAAGATGCACCGAGCTTTCTTTACTGACAAGTCGCAGAACATGATGCTTGTTTCTACTTTGAAGAGCTTCAAAGTAAAGATAAACCAAGACATTGAGCGTAGTAAAGAAGAAAACGGAAGCAAAGTGGATAATTACTCACAGGTGGTTGATTCCAACCTTCCAAAATCTTTCAAACTAAACATTCCTCTTTTCAAAGGTTTTGCCAACGAAGAGATAGAAGTTGAGATTTACGCTGATGTGGACGGTCGTGATGTATCTCTTTCTCTTGTGTCCGCTGGTGCAAATGAAGCCATTGAAGAATACAAGAATAAGGTGATTGACGAACAACTGAAGCAAATCAGACAGATTGCACCGGACATCGTAATCATCGAAGTATAACTTTGTGTTAACTTGCCTGCTCAGTCTGTGAAGATATGGCGGGCAAACATGGATAAGTGACAGAATGGTATTGTAAAGAGGCATGCTACACCTCGAAAAACAAATGTAGTGCTGCCCGTAAATCAGGGGTCTGCTCGTAAATAATGCTGATTGGTGGTTCGAGTCCACCCTTATCCTCCAATTTTACTAATTAACAAGAATATACGATGAAAGCATTCGAAGAACTGAAAGAAGACCTGTTAACCCGCGCTAAAAATGCAGGAGCGTGTCAAAGAGGTTATGCAATGGGATTAAGAAGCGAAACTAAAACTGACTTACTGAAAGCTATTACCGAAAATTGGTTTTGGGTATTTAGGGACAAAAAAATAGTTGATGCTGAATACTTGGAAGATAACTTTACCGAAGAAGAATTATTGCAAGCTGGTATTTACATCCGAGGCATACATAAGGTTAAAACCTCTTCATTTGCCTGCGGCAGCGCAACGGTGGAAGCCTACGACAGCGCAACGGTGAAAGCCTACGGCAGCGCAACGGTGGAAGCCTACGGCAGCGCAACGGTGAAAGCCTGCGGCAGCGCAACGGTGGAAGCCTACGACAGCACAACGGTGAAAGCCTGCGGCAGCACAACGGTGAAAGCCTACGGCAGCGCAACGGTGGAAGCCTACGACAGCGCAACGGTGAAAGCCTACGACAGCGCAACGGTGGAAGCCTACGACAGCGCAACGGTGAAAGCCTACGACAGCGCAACGGTGAAAGCCTGCGGCAGCGCAACGGTGGAAGCCTACGACAGCGCAACGGTGAAAGCCTACGGCAGCGCAACGGTGAAAGCCTACGACAGCGCAACGGTGAAAGCCTACGACAGCGCAACGGTGAAAGCCTACGGCAGCGCAACGGTGGAAGCCTACGACAGCGCAACGGTGAAAGCCTGCGGCAGCACAACGGTGAAAGCCTACGGCAGCACAACGGTGAAAGCCTGCGGCAGCGCAACGGTGGAAGCCTACGAAAATTCTTATGTAGAGGATTGTATAGGGAATATACGTCCCCATTCAGATTACGCCATAGTTAAGGACTATTATAGCCACAAGATATATATCAAAAAAGGGAAATTTGAAATTATTGAAGTATAAGATAGTTGGTGGTATGGCGGAACAATGAGAGACGCTAATTGAGTACGGTTAATCGTAAAGTGAAATTCTTTGCTAAGTGTTAGGTAGGTTGAAAATAAAACCTGACAATCCGTATCAATCCTATCATGCAGGTGCAAGTCCTGCTGCCACCACATAAATGTGAGCCACACATAAATGGCAAGGGTTAGTAAAGAATGGTTGTGCCCCGGAGAATACGCTTCGGGGCTTTTAATTGGAAAACTATGAATGAAATATTAACTGGCAAGATTTGTCCTTATTGTGGTAAGCCAACTGAATACATGGATAGTTCCATAATCTACGGACGCTCCTACGGCATGATTTATCTGTGTCGTGATTGTAGAGCTTACGTTGGTGTACATAAGGGTACAGACCAAGCATTAGGACGTTTGGCAAATGCGGAATTAAGAGAAGCTAAGAAAGAAGCCCATTTCTATTTCGACCAAATAGCGAAAACTGGACTTATTAATAAAATTTGGAAAGAGTACATTCCTAATACCTCAAACAGGAACAAATCCTATTTATGGTTATCTAACCAACTAAACATACCACATGAGGTTTGTCACATTGGAATGTTCGATGTGGAGGATTGCAAACGAGTTGTTGAACTATGTAAACCAATAGTAGAATGCCGTACTACATAAAACGAACAAAGGCTAAGAAGAAAGACAAGCCTTTACCCTTGTTTGATAAAGCAGGGATAACAGTAAAGAAGAAGCCGGATTTGAAAGCTAAGCTCGACAAGGAGTTTTCCCTTTTTATCCGGCTTCGTGATGCAATGCCGAACGGGTACTTTCGCTGTATCTCATGTGGACAGATAAAACCATTCGGGCAAGCTGACTGCGGACACTATTTCAGTCGCACACATCTGGCGACACGTTTCGATGAAGATAATTGTCATGCCGAATGCCGACACTGCAACAGGTTCAAAGCTGACCATTTGGAAGGCTATCGGGTGAATCTAATTGCTAAAATCGGACAACAGAAATTTGACTTGCTGAAAGTGAAAGCTGCTGGTACTTCTAAGATGTCTGATTTTGAGTACGAGCAGCTAATCAAGTATTACAAGGCACTTAATAAGAAGTTACGAAAGGAGAAAGGGATATGAATGATTTGGAAGCAGGAACATTTGTCATGATGGTCAAGAATGATGATGGTTCATTCTCTCCGGTTGGATTAAGTAAGGAACAGGCTTATATAATTCGGGCATTTCTGTCCAAACTTAGTGAGGATTCCCCTTTTATCATTAAATCAGAAGATAGATATGTACAAACTACGTGATTACCAACAGAAAGCCTCTGATGCTGCCGTTTCTTTCTTCAACAACAAGGCGAAGAAAACAAATGCTATCATGGTGTTACCTACGGGATCGGGAAAATAAAATCAAATAAATCATTGAAATAATGAAAATAATAACTATATTTGCAATGCCAAAGTACATTTCATTCGTGAAAGTAGTAGCTATTTTTTATGCTATTATTGACGCTTATTTAGCACTGCATAGGGCTATCAAATCCCAGTGGTTACTACATTCACGTGGTAATTGTACTTTGGCGAGTATGGGAGGCGATAGCCTTTCTTATATCAACTAAATTCATTCACAAAATGCCAAAGTACAATGAATTAGGTGATAACGTGAATAATAGTACCGTTACCACAACTTTTAAGTTGAGGGATTACCAGCAAAAGGCGAGCGATTCTGCTGTATCTTTCTTCTGTTCTAACAAAAAGAGCAATGCGATTATGGTTCTTCCGACTGGATGCCACGCAAAAGGCTCTAAAATCCTAATGTATGACGGTTCAATCAAGTATGTTGAAGATGTAAAAGTCGATGACGAGCTTGTTGGCGATGATGGTAATAAACGTACCGTATTGGAGCTTCATAGAGGTGTAGATAAACTTTATGAGATTACACCAATAAAAGGTGAACCATTTGTCGTTAATGGCGGTCATATACTTTCTTTGTATAAAACGAATGAGGGTAAGAACTTTCCATCATGTATGCCGAGGATTGACGAAATTTCCGTAGAGGAATATCTTAAAACAAGCAACAATTACAAACATCTTCATAAGTTAAGGAAGCCGGATTTTGTAGATTTCGGCAACGAAACAAAGTCTGTGATTGAACCTTATTTCCTTGGTCTTTATCTTGGTGACGGTTGTTCTGTCAATGGTATTGATATAACCTCTCAACGGAAAGAAGTGGAGGATTTTCTATATTCTTTTGCTGCAAGGTATGGTATGAAAGTAAGAAAAGCCACAAAGAAAAATAATTTAGCTTCTACTTACAGCCTTTCAAATATTAAAGTTAGCCGTGCGAATCCTAATCCAATTATAGTATTCTTGGATGAATTGGGGCTTACAGGATTGACTTCTGCGTTCAAATTCATTCCAACTCATTATAAGACAGCTTCAAAATGCGATAGATTAGAGTTACTTGCAGGATTGCTTGATACAGATTCCTATTACGACAACAACAAAAACACCTATGAATATTGCACCAAATCAGAGCAACTAGCAGATGATATAATATTCTTATGTCGTTCTCTTGGTCTTTTCTGTGGCACTAAAACATGGAAAATAGTAAATGGTGAAACGTATTACCGTATGTCGATAACTGGAAAACTTGACATAATACCTACCAAAGTTAAAATCAGAAAAGGAAAACCACGTTTACAAAAGAAAAGTGTTCTTGTAACAGGATTTACCGTAAAATACTTAGGACGTGGTAATTATTATGGTTTCACGATTGATGGTAATCATTTATACTGCGATGGTCAATTCTTCATACACCATAACAGCGGAAAGAGCCTTATTATAGCGGATATAGCCGCAAGACTTGATGGACATACCTTGGTGTTTCAGCCGAGCAAGGAAATACTCGAACAGAACTTTAAGAAACTCTGTTCATACGGCATTCTTGATTGCAGTATCTATTCAGCTTCTTTCAACTCAAAGGAGATAAGCCGGATAACATTTGCCACCATAGGCAGCGTGAAGAACCATCCTGAACTGTTCACCCACTTCAAGAACATCATCGTGGACGAATGCCACCTTGTTAACCCTAAAGAGGGGATGTACAAGGATTTCTTCAATGCGGTGAAGTGTAAGGTTCTTGGCTTGACGGCAACTCCTTATAGATTGTCTTCCTCACGTGACTTCGGCTCCATGCTGAAATTCATCACTCGGACAAAGCCTCATGTCTTTTCAGAGGTCATTTACCATGTACAGGTATCAACTCTCTTAGATATGGGATATTTGGCAAAGTTGAATTACTATCCGATGAATCCTTCAGGGTGGAATGAACTCAATTTGAAGGTAAATACCACTGGCGCCGACTATACGGATAAATCAATCCAAAAGGAATATGAACGAATAGACTTCTACGGTTATCTCGTTCATATCGTCCAAAGGCTGATGAATCCAAAAGCAGGTGGTAAGAGAAAAGGCATTTTAGTATTTACCCGATTCTTGAAAGAAGCTGAACAGCTTACATGGTCCATTCCCGGATGTGTCATTGTTTCCGGTGATACTCCAAAAGGCGAGCGTGAAAGAATACTCGAAGCGTTCAAGGCTGGAGAAATACCAGTAGTGGCGAATGTAGGTGTACTGGTTTGTGGATTCGATTATCCCGAGCTTGATACGGTTGTTATGGCCCGTCCTACGATGTCACTTGCTATGTGGTATCAGATAGTTGGTCGGGCTATTCGTCCACATCCTCAGAAAGAGGTTGGATGGATTGTAGATTTATGTGGAAACATCAAACGCTTCGGTGAGGTGTCGGATTTGCGGTTATTTGATAGCGGCAATGGGAAATGGGCTGTATTTTCTAATGGTAGACAATTAACTAACGTGAGATTTTAGAAATATGAGTTTTAAACCTAAGTAACATGGCTGGCAGACCTACAAAACAAGGGATAGACTATTTCCCTATGGATGTCGGTTTCTTTTCGGACGTTAAGATAAGGAAGATTTCGCGAGCATGTGGTTCTCAATCCACTTCTATACTTATTTGCCTGCTATGTAATATCTACAAAGATGAGGGGTATTACATATTGTGGGATGAAGATTTGCCTTTTGTTATTGCTGACACAGTTGGGGTTTCCGAGGGCGCAGTAAAGGAAGTGTTGATAAAAGCATTGCAGGTCGGTTTTTTCGACAATACGCTTTACGAAAAATACAAGATACTCACATCTTCCGGCATTCAAAAGAGATTTCTTCTTGCTACTTATCAACGAAAAGAAACTACTATAATTCCAGAATATTTAATTGATTGCACAAATAATTCAATTAATCATGCAAATAATTCAATTAATAACAGTGATAATGAACAAAGTAAAGTAAAGGTAAAGAGAAATAAAAAAGAAAGTAAAGAAACCTCTACTAACGTAGAGGAAAAGAAAGCCGAACAAGCTAAGAAACTTGCCGCAGCTAAAGCTGCTACACTCAAACGAAGAGATGTTTTCTATCAGTCTTTAATTCCGTATGTAGAAAGATACGGAAAGGAGATGATACGTGCTTTCTTCGACTACTGGTCTGAACTTAACAAGTCAGAAACCAAAATGAAATTTGAAACTAATCAAACGTGGGAAGTAGCGAAAAGACTTGCTACGTGGGCTAATAGAGAAAAATTTAATGGAAAATCAAGTAATTCAATATCAATCACAGGAACTTATACCGGTGGGAGAGTTGCCCAAGACAAAGCATCAAGCCGTCAGTCTCTTGAAGACCTCGCCGATGCTATATTGGGACAGCATTAGGCCCAAGAATGTCCTTGATGTGTTTCAGGCTCAGGATAGCGTCTGTTTGTCTATTTCGACTATAGAAAAAGAGTTTGGTGGAGAATATCTACGGGCTTTAATGGTCAAATGGTTGAACAGATTTCTTCATTTTTACTCTGTCAATGGATCAATGGATGCATTACAGGTGGGAGATACCATAAATTTGATAATAGAATCATATCCCCATTATATCCAGGAAGACTTTAAGTTGTTTTTCAATATGGCTAAGAAAGGCGTATTTGGACAGATATTTGGTCGTATGGATGGGGAAGTTATTATGAATTGGCTTATCAAATACGATATTCATCGTGATACGATTGCACAAGAGGAAAGCATTAAAGAGAAGGATAAATTTAAGCCTTTATATCCTCCAGAGAGTGGAAATGGAATCACGTATGGTGAATATCAGGCTCTGAAACGTCGTGCAGAATCCGGGGATACTGAAGCTCTTGAACTATTAAAGCAGCCACCATGAAAGTAACTATCTACTGGGAGAACAAGTCTACTCCTGTTATCCGTAAGAGAATCCGTGATCGATTTGGCATTCCTCACTATATGTCTGTCAATGGTGAGACTCAGGCAGAAATAAGCGAAGAGGATATACCGGATCTGATGGAGTTGGTTAAACGAGGCTTTATAAGCTTAAGAAATAAATAAAATCATGTTAGTAGGAACAACAAATCTTAATACGACGCTCAACCTAACCTATGTGTTGACCGATGTCGTAGAAACGCTTCTCTACGATTTGAGAAGTGAAATGGGAAAACAAGGCTATGAATTGCGTCATGATGCAAAACGCAACTTCAACACTGCGATTTCCTCCATCCGTAAATTGAAGCTTGACGTTGACAAAACGCAGCTCTCTACACAGGAAAACTTCGGGAATGACTCCGATTGTCTTCTTGCCTTCATTAAGCTGTTAATAGATCGCTGCGGTGATGATGACAAGAAGATGTTTGAGTTCTATAATTATATCAAACGGTATCCGTCGCAACTCGGCTTGGAGCTGTCTGATGAAAAGTGTGTGTTTGCGCATGTTTTTGAGAATAAGTAACCATTAAAACTTAGTAAAATGGACCCAAGAATACTTCTTCGTTTGGCTGCAATGTTTGTCTTTATTGCTTCGATTGTGGCTAACTTTCGAGACAGGGACGATTCAACCCTGATGTCCTGCTTATTAAATATTATTGGTTGGTTGATATTGATTTATAGTAAATTATAAACGTTTAAAACTAAACAGAAATGAGTGAATTATATATACCTATTGAACGCCCTACGAGGAACTTAATTACTGGTAAGTTTTTAAAAGGTCACATTCCTCACAATAAGGGGAAAAAGATTTCAGATTACATGGACTTAGATAAAGCCGAAAAGATAAAACGAATCGGAACGAAGAATCTTGTACGAACCTGTCGGATAGCGGGATGGAATGCAAAGCCTGTTGTTGCGATTGAAAAAGACAAACTTGTGGGCGTTTATCATTCAGCCTGCGAGGCTGGCAGAAGAAATGGAATATGTGTACAGAATATAGTTAGCTGTTGTTTCGGCAAGCGTAAACATGCTGGTGGGTATCAATGGTTTTGGGAAAACGATAATACTTGGTGTGATTTAGTTAACATGGAGAAATAAATATATATTATGATTTACGGATACATTAGAGTAAGTAGTGATAAACAAACTGTAGAAAACCAACGTTTTGAGATAAGTAATTTCTGTAAAATTAATGAGTTAACAATTGGCGATTGGATTGAAGAAACTATTAGTGGAACGAAAAATTACACAAAACGACAGCTTGGACGTTTACTACGTAAAGTACGCAAAGATGATATTATCATCTGTAGTGAACTTTCACGTCTTGGACGTAATCTCTTTATGATTATGGAAATCTTGAATATCTGTATGACAAAGGGATGCAAAGTGTGGACAATTAAAGATAACTATCGACTTGGGGAAGATATACAAAGTAAAGTTCTTGCCTTTGCTTTCGGATTGTCAGCTGAGATTGAACGTAATCTTATCAGTCAACGTACAAAAGAGGCATTAGCTAGAAAAAAAGCAGAAGGGGCAATGCTCGGTCATCGTCGTGGCTTTCGCTGTAGACTTAATCCCAAATGTGCCAACAAACATGATTATATTGTAAAAGAATTGGCTAAAGGAACAGAAAAAACTTTTATAGCTAAGAATTTGAAAGTGTCAAAGGGAACATTATATCGTTATCTTGTTTACACAGGTATTTATTTCCCAGCCAATTGCCAACAAGAGGGATGGAAAAATCATAGTATCTATCATTGATTATCATGTACTACAAACATTATGTTAAAAAAAATAGACAGTAATGGAGGGATATTACGAAATAAAAGAGAAGCATCCAGACTACCTATTAATTTTCAGGAAAGCAGATTTTTGTGAAATGTATGCGAACGATGCAGCAATCGCTTCCAAAGTTTTGAACATTGACATCAAAAAACAGACCTACGGGTATAGCCAAACGCTCCTGATGATACGTTTTCCATGCAATGAACTTGACAATCACCTAACAAAACTGATACGTTCCGGAATTCGGGTAGCTCTCTGCGAGTAGATCAACCAATGAAGATAAAAAATAATTAACTAATAACAGAGTAGAAATGAATAGTGATGGTAATAAAATTCTGGATGCTATTAAGAGAATGGCAGCAGATGACAATAAAGGTTTGATAATGACCACTACGATAGTCGATGTTAAAGATGATCCGCGCGGCTCAATCGTTGGCTTTGGGACTGAAAAAGTTTGCGGAGATGATGCATTCGCCCAGACAATGGGTTTACCAGGCAAGTATATGGCATGTGCCTTTTTTATAGATCGAGAAGAACTAAAGAAATACCTCTAAACTATACAAATATGGATATAGAAAAAATTATTTTCAATATTGCTAATTATGGTGCACATACGTGGGTTAGATATTGGGTACAGGAAGAAATATCAGGTTTAACACTGCCTGGGGAGTACATTGCAATAAGAGGTTCTTTTTTAGCTGATAATCTGCTTACGGAAATTTTTGAAGCTGGCTTTGAAATCAAAACGATATGTTCAAAAAAAATAGATGCTGATACATATTGTGATGTTTTATTGATGCGTAAATTGAAGTAAAACAAGATAAATATGAACGAAAAACAGACATCCTTTTTCTTTGAGCAACCAAAGGCTGTCGCTCAATTAGTACATGAATACACCAAATCAATTATCCCTGTTTTTAAACCCATGAATTGGCTGCAACGCAGAATGATGAAATGGTGTTTCGGATTTAGATATGAAAAGTTAAATTCTTAATAAGAAATATATGAAAGAATCACATACAGGCATTGGAATATGTCATTGTTACCAATGTCGAATGGATAAGAAGCATTGCAGTTCTAAAAAAAGAAAGTTTGAGAAACGGGCTATAAATAAGTTCCGTCGGAAACAATTGAAATTAGATGAAATAATAAAATGCAATCGTTTCGGAAAATATTGGGCTTGATTCCAATAAAAAATAAAGAGAAATGAAGTTGAAAGATATAATAAATCAATTGGCTAACCGGATAAACCAACCGTATGTGATTGAAGTTTATCTTCGACAAGTATATGCGAAAGGTTTTGTGGATGGTACTAAGAAATCACCGTGGATAAGCGTGAAAGAACGGTTGCCGGAAGAAGGAGATCCTGTATTAATAAGACTTAAAGACGGTGTTGTTAGGCTTGCATGTTATGATATAGAAGAAGATAGTAATATATATTTCTGGAATGACAATTACTCCTATGAAACAATTAGAGCTTGGGACGTCACTCACTGGATGCCTATTCCTTCTTTCGATGAAATACTGGAAGCCAACAAAGATGTGTTGAAACGGATTAAAGAGAAAGGAGACTGAATATGGATAAAATCAAATGTATAACCTTCGATAAAGCAGCACAAGACGCTTTGCCAGAACACATCAAAGCTAAGATGAAGGCTGACAGAGAAAAAGCTAAACGAGAGGCATACAAGAAGCTATGTTATAACTTCGAGTATAAATTTGACTCCAATATTGCCCATTGTGCAAAGAAGGGAGTATGTGATGAAAAATGTGAATATATGAGAACTTTTAAAGGATAGAATAATGAAAGGAAAAACTAATATCGGAATTGAGCTTTCAAAAACAGAAATGCTTGCCATAGGTACAGAAGTTGAGATTTTAGATAGTTTGAACGGATATGCTGGTGTCGTATACCGATGTAAACTCCCCAAAGGAAAACAAGTTATGATTAATTCTAATAAAGTTGATATTACGGATTATAGCCCTTATATTGATTGGGAACAGAGGCGTTATGAAATAGCGAAAACCGCTATGCAAGGGATTTTATGCGCTCCTATTATTGAGGGAGTAGATCCTAATCCAACACCTTGTGAACTGGCAATAGCGGCAGTAAGAAACGCTGATGCTCTTATTAAAGAATTAAAGAAAGGAGAATAACTATGACCGAAGAATTTGTAACATTAGAAACAGCGAAACTGCTGAAAGAGAAAGGATTTGACGAGCCATGTTCGATAGCTATTAATATTGAAGATGGTAGACAATATGGTACTAGTAGAACAAATAGCGAGTTACCAATAAAAGTATGTTCCCATCCTACTCAATCCGCTGCCCAAAAGTGGTTGCGTGACACTAAATGCCTCCATATTGAAATAGGCTATATGTATGGAGGCTATTGGCTTTACGGTATTCTGAGAATACCTACCCATGATCTGATAGGATTGGAGGATAGAGACTCTGTTCGTTACAACACCTACGAAGAAGCACTTGAAGCAGGAATACAGGAAGCATTAAAACTTATGTGATTATGGAAAATATCAATTTGAATAAATGGCGCGACCGTGCTTATAAGACCGCTTGCGAGCACGGTTTCCATGATAAGGAGCTGAGTAAAGAACACTGCCTTTGCCTTGTCATTTCTGAGCTTATGGAAGCTGTGGAAGCAGATAGGAAAGGAAAACAGCCCAATATAGAGCAATTTAATTGCGGTATGTCATATCCAAAGAACAACTTAAAGCAGGTGTATGACTACTGCATTAAAGGCACAGTGCCCGAAGAGCTTGCCGATGCAGCTATACGCCTGCTTGATTTGTGCGGACTTCGTAAGATAGACATCAAGGATTTTTCAGAAGAAATGATATATGGGGCAGTGGAAAGCTGCAACGGAGAGACCTTCACAGAAAGCATATACGCCATATCTACAATTCCTATACGGCATGAATATGAATACGATTCTTTGTTTGATGAACAAGTAAACGCTATGCTATTGGCAATTATTGGTTTAGCCAATTATCTTGGCATAGACCTCCTTTGGCATATCGAGCAGAAGATGAGATATAACGAGCTAAGAGAAAAGAAGCATGGAAAGAGATACTAATGTTTACAGCCAAGCTATTAAAGCAGCTTTAAAAGTTGATTTCCTTGAAAATAGTGAAGAACTATTCTTGTATGCAGGTGCTCTCTATTCTGCTATGATGTGGGGCAAAGATATTGATGAGAAGAATAAAGCTATACAGGAGATGGATAAACCTTTAAAATAGAAAGAGGAAGAATCAGACCGCACGACCAATCAAGATTCTTCCTCTCTTACACGATTATAGTACAAATATACTATTAATATTTTAAATTGCAAGTACTATGATTGATCAAATAACAGATGCCAAATCAATAAAAGAATTACAAGAGTCATTGGAGTATAGAAGAAAGCTATTAAGCACTCCTATACTTTCTGATTTACGATTAATAGAAACTATATATGATATTTTTAATGCTATAGAATCTACAAAAAGTATTCCTCCTAGAAAAGGAAGTGTAAATCAAAGGAAAAAATTTTGTTTTATAGCCTTAAGATTGTATTCTCCTGCTACTATACTTTTTGGCGATCAAATGATGAAAGGTCTTAGAAAAAAAATTGCAGAAATTTTAGGGGTTAGGGCATTTTCGTCAATTTCCGACTATTGCGAAGATGTCATCTTTTTGTATAAGACTTATAAGTCTTTTCGTCCTAATATGGACTATCTTTACAAAGAAATGCTGAGTCAGTTGATATCTAAGAAGATATTGAATAAGGATGTATTAGAATATTTATAGTATTATGGCTGCACCAAAAGGTAATCAATTTTGGAAACTTCGTAGTAAGCATGGGCGTGATAAGCTATTTGCCACACCTGAGTTGCTTTGGGATGCTGCTTGCGAATACTTTCAATGGTGTGATGATAACAATTCATTGACAGTGGTTAAGCGTAAGACAAAAGGTAAAACAAAAGAGAAAGAGGAAACAATTACCCAGCGCCCATATACATTAACAGGATTTCTTCTTTATTGTGATGCTGGAGAGGAATATTGGAGAAATTTCAAGGCTGCTAACCACATAGATTTTAAGGGGGTCATATCACGAATAGAGAATATAATTGAAACCCAACAACTGGAAGGAGCTATTGTTGGAGCATTTAACCCTAATATAATTGCGCGCAAATTAGGTCTTGCCGAAAAGCAGGAGAGTACATTGAATGTAAAAGGGAGTATTCCTGTGCAGGAATGGATTAAAGGAAGATCAACCAAGAAATGATAGTATTCAATATTAAAACTCAGAGTGCATATGATCCTCTTTATGAAAATAAAGATAAGCTAATTACATTGATAACTGGAGGCCGTGGTAGTGCCAAGAGTTTTAACGTCGGAACATTTATAGAGAGACTGTCTTTTGAGGGTGGGCATAAAATATTGTATAGCCGTTATACAATGACATCCGCTGATATATCTGTAATTCCTGAGTTTCAAGAAAAGATCGATTTAGAAGGTACGAGTGACTTCTTTGATATAACGAAGAAAGACATTATAAATACGTTTTCTGATAGCGTTATTATGTTCCGAGGGATAAGGACGTCTTCTGGGAATCAAACGGCTAAACTAAAATCTATACAGGGCCTTACCACTTTTATCTGTGATGAAGCTGAAGAATGGAATAGTGAAGATGATTTTGACAAATTAGTACTTTCTATTCGCCAGAAGGGGATTCAAAATAGAGTCATAATCATAATGAATCCAACAGATTCCAATCATTTTATCTACAAAAAATATATTGAGAACACTCATAAACTTGTGGAGGTTGACGGTGTTAAGGTTCAGATTTCCACACATCCAAATGTGCTCCATATTCATACAACTTACTTAGATAACTTGGAAAATTTATCTCCTCAGTTCATTCAGGAGATGTTACGTATGAAGGATGAAGAACCAGATAAATATGCACATATAGCTATAGGGAGATGGTCCGATGTTGCAGAAGGAGCAATATTTAAAAAGTTTGAGATCGTAGACTGTATACCTGATTACGTTAAAAAGAGAGGACTTGGTCTTGATTTTGGATTTACCAATGATCCATCGGCATGTGTTGAATGTGCTATTTTAGACAATGATCTATATCTTGATGAACATTTCTATAGAACTCGCATGCTTTCTGGGGAAATTTCTGATGCTCTTAAGCCATTGAAGTTAAAAGTAATATCGGAGAGTGCGGATCCTAGACTTATTCAAGAAATATCAAATGCTGGGATTCTTATTTATCCTGTTGATAAATATCCTGGTTCTATAAAGGCCGGAATTGATAAAATGCTTGGGATGAATATAAAAGTAACTAAACATTCATATAACCTTCTGTATGAGCTTAGAAAATACACTTGGGATAAAGATAAAGATGGGAATTATATAAATACTCCAATAGATAAGTTTAATCATCTATTGGATGCTGCTAGATATTGGGTCCTTGGTGAAGTATTAGGAAGAATACAGCAACCAAAACAATACTCAAAAGAGGATTTAGGATTGTATTAGTGTTAAAATGATAGAAAATATTGTCCAAAATGAGGTTTATAGCTTAGTTGAAATAAAACAAAATGTAAGATATGGGGTTCATAGATGATGTATTTAATGTATTAAGGAATAAAACCTTCAATTCTTTGGGAGTTGAAAGAGATCTATTTCAACTTATGCGTGACAAAGATGTCAGCCAAGTTAAATCAATGTTGCAAGATAGAAGCCAAGAGGTCTGTGAAGCTATAAAAGAATATAATCCAGATACTCACGCTGTAATGAGAAGGAAAGATAAGCCTCGTAAAAATAGATCTCCTTATATTGTAGAGAAGCTTCCGAGAAGAAGGCAAGTTTATATAAATGAAATAGAATTATTCTTTTTATTAGGAAATCCTGTTAAATGGAAACTTGCTAATGTTGAAGGTCAGGATGACGCATTTGAAGCATATAATCAATTTCTAAAAGATACGCGTTTTAATACCTCTATGCGTCAGGCTAAAAGATTGGCTGGCTCAGAAACAGAAAGCGCAAAAGTATATCATATTTATAATGATGGGGGGAAGCCTGCTGTAAAAGTCTTGGTTATTTCAAAGTCTAAAGGATATACTCTCCGTCCTTTATTTGATCAATATGAAAATATGATTGCTTTTGGCTATGGCTATTATTTGAAGGAAAATAATAAGACTGTAGAACATTTTGATGTCCAAACTCCACAGTATATCTTTAGATGTAAAAAAGGGAATGTAGGGTGGGAGGTCGTTCCAATTATTAATCCAACGGGTAAAATTAATGTTATTTATTACCGGCAAGATAAAGCATGGGATGGTGTACAAATTAGGATTGAAAGGGAAGAGATGATTGATTCTAAAGCTGCTGATACAAATAACTATTTCTCGGACCCAAAAGTAAAGGCAACAACAGATGTAATACAGTCTTTGGCTGATCCTGATACAGTAGGACAAGTTATACAACTTTCAGGTAAAGATAGTGCAATTGATTATATGGCTCCTCCAGAGTATTCATCAATGAAAGATAGTGAGAAACGAGATTTAAATTTATCCATACTATTTGATTCATTTACACCTGACTTTTCTTTTGAGAATATGAAAGGTTTAGGCACTCTCTCTGGTGAGGCGCTGAAGAGAGCTATGGTGTTGGGATTTATTAAACGAGATAATCTAAAAGAGACATATGATATTTTGATAGATCGCGAAAAGAATCTAATTCTATCTATTATGATGAATGTTACACACATCCATCTGAGAGAAAAACTTTCTAAATTAAGCATAGAACATGAATTTGCAGAGCCTTTTAATGAAGATATTACTTCTAAATGGGAAGCAATAGGGAAAGCATATAAGGATGGAATTATTTCTCTTGAACAGGCGGTTAAAATGATTGCTGTATCTGAAAATCCGGAAGAAGAAATTAATAGAATACGATTTCAATCTCTTGCAGATTAACTGACTTCTGGCTTATATAAGAAGATTAATAAAAATAGGCGTAAAACTAACTATACGCCTATTTTTTTTGTTTTTTCCGACACTTAATCAAATGTCATTTCTATCTATACTCAATATTTCTATAGGAATATTATTTCCTCTAATTTTATTGCTGAATTAAAACATTTTAGTATGAAAGATAAAATATTTCAGTCATTAAAACAGGCTTATTCTAGCTTTGGGTTAAGTGATGATATTCTGCAGGGACATGCTGACGCTTTAACTGCAACAGGATTAGTAACTGATGACAATCTGGCTACAATCGTGGCCGCTCAAAAACCTTTATTTTCTTCTTTGCAAAGCGGTATTGATAAGCGCGTAACTGATGCTTTAAATAAAGCTAAAGAGAAAAAAGAGGTAACAGTCCTTGGAGGTGAAGAATCAACTCCACTACCGGATCTCCAAAAGTTGATTGATGATGCAATTGCTGCTAAAGTTATGCCGCTTCAGGAGAAAATAAATCAGTATGAAGCAGGTGCGGCGAAAGCATCAAGAGAGAGTATGATTTTTTCAAAAGCTCGTGAACTGAATATTTCTAAAGAAAGAATTGAAGAGGGATTTGCTATTACGGACGAGATGGACGAAAATGCAATTAACTCTTATCTCTCAAGAGTCAGACAAAACGAGGTAGCTAGAAGCTTGGAGGATAAAAGTTCGGCATTCTCCTTATCTACACCGGAAGCGCAGGGCAAAGAACTCGCAAAACAATGGGCTGAAACATTGCCGGACGCTAATTAAAAAAAATAAGTTATGGGTATTGTTTTTGAAAAAGGACAAGTCAAAGGGAATTTTCCCGTTTTCTGGAGGGGAGAATGTAAAGTGCTCCCAGGAGATTTCAAACTTAAGCAGACGTTTCCCGAAGGAACAATGATTAAGAAGGGGACACCAATTGCTTTAGATTTCTCCAAAATGGAATGTAGCGTTTGTAAAGCGGTAAAGGTTATATCTGGAGGAACAACAACAAAACCACGAGTTGTAAAGGGTAGTCTTGTTCAACCTGGGGATGAATTAAAAATTGGTGAAGCGAAACAGAGTATCAACTCTATTGATAAAACCAATGCAGATTATGATGTTCTGACATTGGCTGCAGCCTTAACTGGAGCTACAGAAGGAGCTTTTGCCGTAGTTGGAGACGATGTTCCCAACGCTGTCGTAGAAACAGACTATGAATACAAGACAAACATGAGTTTTCAAACTGTTTCTGCAGGTTATGATGTGGTTATCTTGAAAGAAGTAGCTTATCCAATTCCAGATGAATGGTTGCTGGGAGGATGGTGCATGAAAAATAACCCTAGTATTAAATATGTAAGACAATAAGTTATGCCAGGATTACTTTATAGTTCTATTTTTGGCGAACTCACCAAACAGGTCCAGGTTCGCATTGATGCAGCTTCGGAATTAAGAAAACGTCTTTTCGATCAGAATATCTATGAAAGGTTTCTTGATTGGGATACTCCGACTATTGGTCTTAATTTTGAGGAACTGCTTGGTACATACAACCTAAGTGTTGCTGCTGCCACCCTTGATTCGAAAGGCAAAGAGCCTATTATGGGTACAGAGGGACTTGAAACGATCAAGCAAAAGGTGCTTACTCACCAGATGAGCTATTCTATGCCGATAGAGGAGTACCGTAAGGTCCTGCAGATTCTTGATTCTCGTGTCATTTCAGATTCAGCAAAAACACAACAGTTAATCAATCTGATGTGGAACAATGTAACAAAGGTTGTCAATTCTGTGCAATCTAAATTAGATATCATTTTCCTTGGCGCTCTTTCTAATAAAGGGGTGTTTACGTTTGATGAAACCAATAATCCAGAAGGTGGAGTAAGAGGTATTATTGACCATAAAATGCCTAAGGAAAATATTGCTACTGTTCTTACGGATTGGACGGATTCAAATAAGGATGTTGTTGATACTTTTGAGGATCTTCAAGCAATATTCGATGCTGCACAAGATAAAGTAACCTTTGATAAGATTCTGCTTTCCCAGAGAAGGCTGTCTTATATTCTTCGTAACAAGAAGATGAAACTTGTGATTTTTGGACAAGATAAGTCTTCTACTCCTCTTTTGCTATCTAATCTGAACGAATTTATGCGCCAGAACGGATGGCCGGAATTTGAGGTAATAAGACGTACGACACGCATTCAGAACAACGGAAAATTGACAGAATACAGTCCTTGGAATGATAAAAATATCGTATTCGTTCCGGCTGGGAAGCTTGGTGTCATCAAGAATGCTTATGCCGATAACGAGTTGAGACAGGAGCCTGGAGTTACTTATTCAAATGTAGGTAGAATCCGTATCTCTCAATGGGGAAAAGGTGAGACGGATAATTCAAATGGAGTAGAGTTTACTAAAGCTCAATCTTTGTCTTTGCCTATCATTACCGAGATCAATGGTATCTATTCGTTGACAGTTGATAAATGACAGTAGGTGACTACATAAAGCAGAAGTTTCAGTCCTTCGGTAGTTTATCGAAGGCTGATCTTTTGGATATTGTACTCAATAGTGGTTTAGAAGAAGACGATGAAATCTCAACGAACAATATTGATATGATTTCTATAGCTATCGCTGAGTATATCCCTTCTCTTCTCCTCAGACCTAAAGCTATAGATGAAAATGGGTTTTCTATTTCTTGGGATTTTGATTCTCTTAAAGAATACTACGCTTATTTGTGTCGAAAGTATGATTTAGAAGATCAATTAAATGGAGTTAGTTCAATAAAAGATGTTTCTGATATTTGGTGATGATATTTACTCCACACATATTGTATGTTAGACTTGACAGTAAGGTTGAGCATGATAAAGACGGAAATCCTATTACTTTACAGGATGAAACCTGGAAAGAAGTTGGGGAATGTCGATGTGATGATAATGGTACTGCTCGGCAAATTTCTGTTGGTGGTCAATTGTTTGATTTCAGCTATCATATTGTATATACAGGAGGAAATATTGCACCGGATACTGAAGTTAAAGTCTTGGATGATGATGGTGCAATTCGTGGTAAAGGTATTGTAAAGCGATGTTCTGTTAATAACTACTTAAACTATTCACAGATATGGATATAACATATGACTTTTCAGATTTGTATAAGGGCATTGATGATTTTTTGAATGAAATCATTGCTATGCTTGTTCAGATAGGAGAGGAGTCTGTGGAAGTAGCTATAAGCAAAGGAAGATACGAGAATATCACTGGCAATCTTCGTAGTTCTATCGGATATATCATTGCCAAGAATGGAAAAATCATCAAAGAGGGAGGTTTTAAAAAGGTTGCCGGACATGGGGTAAACATGAAACGCGTATCTTTTATAACGAAAACAGGAAATTCGGTAAATTTTTGGGCAAAAGGGAGAATCGGTGACGGATCGGAGGGAAGTTATGAAGGTATGGAGTATGCGCGCAAGATCATTTCTGAAAATAACAAAGGTATTACCCTTGTGGTTGTTGCCGGAATGGAATACGCCAGCTATGTTAATGCGAAGGGGCTTGATGTGTTGGATAGTGCAAAGAAGCATGTAATTTCATTATTCAGAGAACTATGATTACTACTGGGGATATAGAAACTATTCTTTTTAGGGATCTGAAACCATATGGTTTTAAAATGTTCCGTAAAAATGCAATTACTACCGGTCCGGTAAAAGAAGAGCGTCTCGTTGTGCTATGTGGTTCTCTTGATAAGGCTACTATTTGGAAGATTGCATTCGTTAATGTGAATGTGTATGTCCCGGACATCAAAGGAGAAGCTAATACCAAAAGATTAACAGAAATAGAACGCAAATTAGCTGTGGTAAGTTCAGTGTCCGCTTATGATGGGACTGTATACCGGTATTCAGTAGATAGTGTGAGCCAAGAGAAAGACGAAGCTTTAAAATGTCATTTTGTGAATGTGAGTATATTATTTGAAGTGTTAAATGTAAAAAAATAAGTATTATGGCAGGAATTTTAATTACAGCGGTGGATATTAAGAAACTTTGGTATGCCGAAACAACAGATGTTACAGCGGATCTTACCGGAGCGCTGCTGAAGACATTGCTCGGTAAAGCGAAGGAAATTATTAATGTTCATCAGGATACCTGGTCAGTAGAGGAATCCGAGGCAAGTATTACCCGGTATAGGAATCAATTAACCGGAAACAATTACCGGCAGACAAAGGATATGGGTGATGTTGTTATGTCTTTTACAATTGGTCAGTATGATTATGAGACCAAAGCCGCTTTGATGGGTGGTACAGCGACCGAGAAAACTTGGAAACGTAGTCGAGAGGTTGTAGATATTTATAAGTGTATGATTGCATTGACTGAAGATGATCAGTACGTTGTCTTTCCCAAAGGGGCTATCTCGGCTCGCGAAGCAAATACGGACGGGGCCGTTGGTTTGGCTGTTGCCGCTACAGCGCTTGAACCAGATGTTGCGGCAGTTTCTCCGGAGTATTGGTTTGATAAGTCTGAGGTTGATACTGCTTCTTCTGGTTTGTAATAGGATTAGTGTTTTAAGGTGACAGGGGTGAGGATAATGTGGGTTGTTCTCACCCCTTTTTCTAATGGAGTAATTATTGGATGAGATGAATAAAGCAGCACAACTTATATCTGAAGCAATTACCGGTAGCGACTGTAAAATAGTGGTTGTAGCCGATATTATGTACACTGTATATCCTCCTACCATACACAAGATATCAAAGGCAATAGGATATCTTTCAAGAATAGGATTGGAAGATGGTGAGAATTTAAAAGAGGTTCTGATTGCCTTAAAAGATGCTCCTGAACTTTGTTCTAAGGCCGTATCTGCTTTTATTACAGGAGATGAAAGGCTATATGAAGATTTGGCAAAAGGAACGCTTGAGGAGAATATAAACGCCCTTTCCGAGTGTATATCTTTGATATCTACAGAGGGTTTTACAACGCTGTTAGCTTTAGCCAAGAACGTAGCTCGGCTGGCAGCAACTCCGAAGTAGCCGGCAATAATACCATGCTGGGACAGATTGCAACGTTCATTGAAAATCTGCATCTGTCTTATGAAGAAGTAGTTTATAAAATTCCATATCGCAATCTGATGATAATGCAAAAGGATAAGCTCCATAACGTACACGGAGAGAAGATTGTGAAAGGATCAGGTAAGGATATGGCTAAAAGAAGGAGGAGAAATAATGGCAAAGCTTAAAATAGATGCAAGCGTCAATGATTCTAAGATCGACGCGCTTATTAAAAAGATATCAGTCCTCAAAGAGAGGATTCAGGAGTTGAGAACTGTTATGTCCACGATGGATGCGAAGGACCCGTCTATCAATATACCGTTTGAAGAGTATAAGGAAGCCAGAGTGCAGATCAAGGAGTACATGGAAGAAATCAGAAAACTCAAACAGGAACAGTATGATCAGGCAAAAGCAGCTAAGGATGTTATAAACCAGCAAGTTGAGGAAATACGTAGGTTAACTAAAGCATATCAAGAAGCTGAGGAAAAAGCCGCACGAGGAGGTAATACGGAAGGAAGAGCACTATCAGAGCAGGCGAGGACTTATGCTGAAGCCATTGATTCTATTAATAGAATCATTGGAACGAGGGAAGAAAATGCACGTGCCATTATAAAAGAATTGAATTCACTTTCTGGTTTAAAGGCTGAATATAAAAAGCTTGATGAACAAGTTAAAACTGGAAATATCTCAAAAGAAGATGCCTTAAGGATTAGAGAAAAATTGATAATTCAAGAAAATGAACACAAACAATCTCTTTCTCGATTAAATCAGATTCTTAAGAACGAAACTAAAGAGTTCTTGGCTGCATCTACCTCTATGGATGGAATGTCTCAGACTTTAGGAAGGATGCGCATGGTATATCGTTCTCTTACAGAAGAGGAACGTAATTCTGAGTTTGGTAAGAATTTGATTGTTGATATCCAAAAATTGGATGTTAAACTTAAGGAATTAGATGCAACAATTGGAAATTATCAGAGGAATGTAGGTAACTATGGATCGTCCTGGAATGGTTTACAGAACTCTTTCCAACAGGTTGTGCGTGAAATGCCTTCACTGGCCATTAGTCTTAATACGTTTTTCTTGGCCATATCAAATAACTTACCCATGCTTGCCGATGAAATAAAAAAGGCAAATGCAGAATACAAAGCGTTTAAAGCTTCTATTGCTTCTGGGAATAAAGACGTGAAAGAGGTTGCTCCTGTATGGAAACAATTGACAAAATCCTTGCTTTCATGGCAATCAGCCTTGGTTGTTGGTATTTCATTGCTTTCTATATATGGGAAAGATATTGCTGATTGGGTCGCAGGATTATTTAAAGCTAAGAACGCATTATCAGATACATTTCGGACGTCAGAAGAGTTTCAAAAAAAAGTGGGGGAAAGCTCTGTATCTTCCATAATAACATTGGAGAAGTTGTCTGAAGGATGGAAACAATTAGGTAATGATATAAATGCTCAAAAGAAATATATTTTAGATAATAAAGATGCATTTAATAGCATGGGACAATCTATAACTAATGTTTCTGATGCTGAAAATTTACTTATAAATAATAAAGAGGCCTTTATACAAGGAATGCTTGATAAAGCTAAAGCGGCGGCAACAATGGATTTAGCTTCCCAAGAATATACGAAAGCTATTCAAAAGATGTTTGATGCAGAAGTTGCTGAAAGTAAAGGTCGAAATTGGTTAGATAAAATAAAAAGCACTTTGATAAATATTCCTTTAACGATTCTTCCTCAAAGTGAAAAAGTAACGGAAGAAGAGATGTTTCAAGAAAGAATAAAAAAAATAAAATCTGAAGCTAAAGATTACGAACAGAATATGTCTAATTTAATAAAGAGCGCATTAGGATTTGAAACAGAAGGTAATAAGAAAATCATAGAGGCGGGTGGAAATATTATCAATTCTTTAATAGAAGGGTCTGTGGAAGCTATAGAGGCTGCCATAAGCCTAAAACAACAGGCATTGAAAAAGGTGACAGATCCGAAAGATTATAAGCGTATAGAGGCTGAAATAAAAGCTGAACAATCTAAATTAGACGCTATTACCGGAAAGAAGGAAAAAACTAAATACATTGATTCTTATGCTCAATCCCAAGAGATACAAAAATCTTCTCAGGCTATAAAGGACTCAATTATTAAATCAGAGTTAGAGATTCGTCAACAGCAAATAGATTTGATGAAAGAAGGCAGTGATAAACAACTGGCTCAAATTCGGCTTAATTATGATAAACGCTATCAGGAGATTCAAAAAGAAGAACGTGAACTGCTTCAAAAGTTACAAGATGAAGAGAGAAAACAATGGGAAAAGAAGAATCCGGATTATCAAAAGAAAAACTTACAGTTTATTCCTACTATCATTTCGTTGACGCCAGAACAAAGAAAGCAGTTTGACGAAGAGTATTCTTTGGCATACCAAAAGCAATCATGGGAAATTTCACAATATTATGAAGGTGTGCTATCTAAATATCAAGGATATGTAGAAAAAAGATTGGCCATACAAAAAAAATTTCAATCTGATCGGGATATCTTATCCGCATCAGGAGCAAGTAAAGAAAAACAAGATGAGCTTAGGTATCAAGAAAAAGAGGCTTTAATGTCTATTGATAAGGAATTTGCCATGCGTGAAGATTCCTTTAAATCATGGGCTGACAGTGTAACTAATCTTAGTTTAGAGCAGTTACGAGAGCTATTGGTGAAAGCGGAGCAGGAGTTGCAGAGAATGGAATTCTTAAATCCTAATTCTCCTCAATTGGCGGGACAAAGAACTAAGATTCTTACATTAATAGATGCTATTAACAAGAAATCTCAAAGAATAAAAACTTCTCCCGATAAACGTAGTAATAAAGAGTGGCAAGAGTTATATCGAACTCTTTCAAAAGTAGAAAAAGAATTTGGTGAAATTGGTGATGAAATAGGAGGCACCATGGGGAAAATAATATCGGCTGCTGGTGAAATAACCTCTTCAACTCTTCAAATGGTGGATGGAATAGTAACACTTACAGATAATTCAGCCAAAGCTATATCTGAAACATCAGAAGTGGCAAACACTTCTATCCTAAGTGTAGAACGTGCTTCAGTAATTCTTACGGTTATCGGGGGGGCATTAAAGATTGCGACTAAAATAGCAAATCTGTTTGGAGGAAATAAGGAAGAAGAGAGAAGAAGATACTTAGAATATCTAAACTCAATCAATAAGGTATATGGAGATATTATTGATAAAGCGAAAGGGGAGATCGTTTTTGGTGGTGGTTTCTCTTCTATTTCTGAGGCAACTAAAGCTATGGATGTTTTAGAGAAAAAAATACAGAATTTAAAAAACATTGTAATTGCCAGTCCTACTCGAGGATTTTACAGTAATACGTTTGGAGATTTAAGAAAAGAGTGGGTAGATGCATTCAAGGGTATTGAGCGAGAAGATTTGGCTGATTATGCTAAGACATGGCTTGCTAATACCAGTATTTTGACAAAATTAACATCTAAAGAACTTGCCGATTTAAAGGAACAAAATGTAGAATTATGGGCAACTATTCCTGAAGAGCAAAAACAAGCCTTAGAAGAGATAATAAAAGCAGCAGAAGAAGGGAAAAGTATCATAGAAAGTTTAAGTGAGGCTATTACAGGTGTCTCTTTTGATAGTTTTTACGATGGTTTTATTGACCAATTAGCGAATATGGACAATTCAGCCAGAGACTTTGCTAATAATTTTGAAGAATATTTGAGAAAATCTATTCTGGCGTCTATTGTCGCCAATAAATACAAGACTGATATTGAAAAATTATATAATGATTGGGTGGAGTATGGGAAAGATCAGAAGTATTCAGAAGAGGAAGTTGCCAAATTAAGAGAACTTCAGAACACAATAACTGAAGGTATGATTGCAGAACGTGAAAGTCTATCTAAAGTTTTTGGTTGGAATTCCGGTACTTCCACTTCACAAGATTCTACAAAAAGAGGATTTGAGACCATGTCTCAAGATACCGGAGAAGAACTGAACGGACGTTTCACTGCATTGCAGATGGCGGGGGAGGAGATCAAGAATCAAACTATAGAACAGACCAGAGCGCTTAATCTGGCAAATGCTACAGCTTCACAGATACTTGCTATTCATGTTAACGTGCGGGATATTGCGGACGAAAGCAGGAACTTCATAGTCCAATCGTATATGGAACTGCAGGGGATACATGATGATACGTCGGCTATGGTTAAGCCTATTAAGAATATGGCTAATGATATTGCAGAGATTAAACGAAATACAAGAAATCTGTAGAATCTTAAAAATAGAACTAAATTTCAGTGATTGGTCAGAAAAATCACGGGGGTTATAATTTTACTACATGAAAAATGGAACAAAAAGGCAGCTCACTCGGCTGCCTTATCCATTTCTTCAACTATTTCCCTAAATCTGTAAAACTGATCAATACATGGGTAATATGTCGGGTTCTCCCATTGGGCCCCAATCATCATTGTCATAGACTCAATATAGAATTTGCAATCTACGATCTTGGAGGCTTTATCCAATTGGACTACATTAGGATACTTTCCCGATACAAGCAATTGCTTTCCCCAGTTGATCAATTCTGTTATGTTTGAAAGGCTATATTTTTCTTCCATTTACTCTTTTACCTCTTTTATATTCTGAGCAAGTTCTTTGCCTAAATCTGTCAGATTTAAAGTCGGAAGTAATACGGTACCACATCCGGATAAGGATGTCAACATTGAAATATACCCTCGTATATAAGGAAATATAATTGCAGGAGCATTCATAGTAAAAAATGCTCCTAATCTTTCCATAGGAATACTCTCTCTAAATAGAAAATAAGCATCTATTATTAACTTTGCGTGAAAAAGTCCTTCTTTATCTTTAACCTCCAGCTCTATCGTTAAAGTAAATTTGTCTTTCCTCTTTATTCCGCTAGGATTAATACTGATAGATAAGGTATTATCTTTGCCTATTTCGCCTTTTATTTTTAATGAAGACTCTTTTATTAGATAATTGTCTAATCTAAAATCTGATTTATAAACTTCTTCCATATTCTATGCTGCTAAAACGTAACTCCCTTCTTGTACCCAGCAATCTAAAGGTATATTAAACACTTCCTTCTTATTATCTTCGTATCGTACAGGATTATCATATCCTACTTCTAAAATAGGATTGGTTACTTTGGTTAAGGATTCTTCAGAAACGAACATTATCATGTTGTCTAGATAAATACGCTCAAATTCTTCTATAAAGTCATATTCCATTTCCGCATATTCATGATTATTCTTATAATCTTCTATTGGTAATGTTTCTACAACATACATAGAAGACAATCCTTTATACTCACATCTAAATTTCATCATAGGAAACTTAGAGTTTATTTCTATTAAGAAATTGCGAATAAAATCTAAAGCATCCATTTTTATTGTTTTTTTATATTATTGGTAATTGTCTTTCTTATTTCTTTAGCTATGCGTATAGCATCAATACATTGGTCTCGATTAACATCTTCATGGGAATAGTCGGATGTTATCCTCCAATTTTTCAGGTCTTTAATCTGTGAATCAAATACTCTTGCAATCTCCTTATTAATTGATTCCTTTAGTTTTTGTCTAATAATAGTAATTATATATCTATGTGAATCTCCATGATATGTACTACTTGTATCTGTAGCTTGTTTCTCATAATCAATATCCAACTTATTTTTTATATAATACTTCATTAGTTGTAAGCAACTATAATATGCAGGATGACATACAGAACAATACATGTTTTTTTCTAACATAAATTCTGCTGCACTAATGTTTAAGTCGGATTTATCTTTCAATTTATCCATTAATCAAATTAAAATAGCTCAAAAAATTAATAGAATGATCCACCTGAAATCTCAACTAATAGATTATAGTTTCTTTCCATCTCTTCCATTTCTTTTTCTCTTAGCTGTTTTTCTTCAGGCGTGAGTGTCTTTATGAAAGATCGTAAAAGGTCCAACCTAAATCTTTTAGCATCTTCCCCCTCTAAAGTTGGAGTATTTTGTATTGGACGTGCCATTATATATTTTTTAGGTTATGTTTTTATGCGTTTCGATGGTGCAAATATAGTAAATCAGTCAGTATCTCACACTAAATCACCACTAAATTTACCATCAAAACGAGCTTTTTAACCAATATCAACATGACTATCAGCTAAATCACATCTATTATCATATAGAACAGAACTAATAAGAGGAAGGTTCAGAAGATGCCGGAACTTCTTATGTGAACCGGCTCCAAAAGCGTGTGAAGGGACATATCCTATTTATACGCTTTCTGAGAGTTGAGAGAGAACCGGCACTTAGTTATGTGAACAATAAAAAGCCCCGAACCAGAAGGAACGGGGTTGCTGTTTTATAAGTCAACATTCTCGAAATCACTAATGATACCGTTAGGAGAAAACGACAGTTTCCAACATTTTACTTCATTATAATCTGTTGTCCAGCCTCCAATGGTTGGGACTTGTGTCGAGCTATTATGAAGTATTTGATGATACATCGTATTGCCAATATAAATATAGAAGAAATTTAATGGATATTTTGTGGCACTCCCTTTTGTTGCTGATTTTACGCCAGCATTAAATGAAGTAAATGTCCTTGTAACATTGCCAAAATATGAAGAAAGTGTTGTTATTTATAGGGTTATTCCTCCATCTTAAATTTCTTCTCACAGTTGGGGCAGGTGATAGTGACGCATTAATGAATGTTAATATGTAATAATGTTTAACTTGTCGTCGAATATTTTATATATTGTATCTGCAAAGTTTTCAGTCTTATTTGAATTGTTGTCTTTTAACACAGCTTTGATATATGCTTTATAACGAAAAATAGATTTAGCATCTGTCCTTTGGCTAATTCTTAGTTCAATCAAACTATCTTGCTCAAAATAGTATTTTATAGAATCGCTATATTGCTGGAATTTCTCTTGCTCCTCTTTTAAGTCCTCAATCTTAATTTGTGTAATATTGTCATTTGCTCCAAACATCTCTCTATATAACCTTACTTGTTGTGATAAAGGTTTCATAAGTTCTATTTGTGCTCTCATCATTTTATTAAATCGCTCTATTTTATCAAGATTTATGTTTCGTCTTATTGTGTCAAGATAATTCTCGTCTTTTATGCTATAACTTTCATAAGAATATTCAAGAATATCTAATGTTGCATTGTTTTTAAATGCATTATCATTAAATTCTTTAATAATGGCATCTCTCATTTTAGTTAAATTATTTTCTTCCTCACTCTTGCAGGAAAAAAGAATAATTAGCAATATGGCTAATGTGGATAGATTCTTTCTCATATTATGTGTGTTAAAAGGTTAAATACTACACAAATATAGATACTATTTTTAACTAATCAATTATTTTAAGCAGATTTTCCAAGTCAGCACGTGATTTTATTGTGTAAACTACTCCTTTGTACTCAAATTCATCCGCTTTTAGTCCTCTTTTTACTTTAGTTTGAATTTAGTACCGAAAATGGGGCAAACAGTTACAATAGTTTTATTGTCTCTAATGTAGTTTCAATATCCGATATTGAATTTATTTCAAATAATTGTCCTTTAGCTTTAATAAATCCCATCACACCGTCATTGACGAATAATTCAGGTACTTCAACATTGAGAAATTTAGCTATTCTTTCTAAACTGTCCATTGTAGGATTTCCATTACCCGTAATGATTCGGCTAATACTTGCTTGAGATGTTCCAATTCCTAAGGCTAAAGACTCCAATGTAATGCCTTTTTCCTTGCAAAGCTCCTTAATTCTATATTTCATATATGATATATTAATTATGATGATGCAAATATACATATAAAATCCAATAATTGCTATATATGATATGATTAATTGTTAAAAATATCATTTGGGATAAAAATAACTGTTCTTTTATTTGGTTTATATTTGCTTTATGTGATATATTTGCATTATAAAATTATCACATAAGATAAAATAGAATACTAACACATAAAATAATAAGTATTATGGCAACATCATTAAGAAACGCATTAAGAGAGATTTTAAATCTTGCTTGGCAATTTGTGAGAAAGAATGGTTACACTATGAGCGAAGCAATGAAGGTTGCTTGGGCTAATTACAAGCTCAAACAGGCAATGAAGAATAAGATTGTTCGCTTCTACTATCGTAAAGTATCTGGTGAGATTAGAGAGGCTTTTGGAAGTTTGCAAGAGAGTTTATTGCCTGAAACTAAAGAAAGCGGCAGAAAGCCTAATGATACGCTTTTTACTTACTATGATACAGAGCGTGAATCTTGGCGTTCTTTCAAGCGTGCCAATTTACTTTCTATTGGCGATCTTAATTAAGACAAAATAAAAAAACACTTTGCTCACCTCACTAATAAGGTGAGCAAATAAAAAACTATCAAATTATGATTGAGATAACAGTTATCTTTTTAAGTCTGTATACCGGATATAAATTGTTCGGTGACGACAATGACAGATTCTTCATGTGCTGACAAAATAGGAATGCGATATTTTCATTACAAAAGCAATGAAAATATCGCATTCCTATTTTGTTGATATTATTAGTTTTTTTATATTCTTTTTTTATTTGATTTACTTGATTTTTGTTGTTATTCCTACTGAATTAGTAATTATCAATGATTATGTTTTATAATTATAGTATTACAAATCTGACATAGTTTGTTGGGCTTTCTCTGATTTTTGTTTCATCTCAAATATTTTTTTTTCTCTTTCAACTGGAGCATTTGTATATGACATAATTCCCAGAGGAGAAAATTCTACGATTAAATTATCTTTAATAAAACAATGTATCCATCCGATTTCACTTAAATTGTATTGATATAATGAATAATTATTTTTAGTAGTATTCATCTTGTGAGTAAACGCTGCTCTTGCAGGTTGTATTAGGTGTTTTCCATCCATAGGCAAGAATGTTGAAGTTTTCCCTATAGACATTTCGTAAAAGTTCAAACGCACTTCATATAATTTATCTTGAAAATAAGACAAACTAATTGTTGCTCTTGAACTTTCTCCTGCAAATGTTAGAGTATATGTTAACTCCCCGAAATTATCTTCTAATTTTCCTTTTTTTAATAATTTGCGTAAATGGGAAATAGCCTGTTTTTCCGACATATTAAAGGTTAGTCCCATAAATACAGTATCTACAATTTGAGGAGAAAACGACGCTTTTTTACGAGCCTTTTCATATTTTTCAAATAAACTCTCTGACTTAGCTTCCTCTTTCGGATTATTGGTATTTTTACAAGAGAATGACACAAGCGAAGTTATTGTTAACAAAATAATTATAAGTATACTTTTCATATAAATTTTTGTTTTAAGTTTTATTTGCAAATAAACATCAAACAAATTGTTTTGGCAATACATCTAAAAGAAAATTTTATAATTTATAAACAATCTAAATAACAAAAAGCATTTGCAAATTAACAAAAAGTTCGTATCTTTGCGGTGCTTACAGTTCGGCAAACTTTATTGCTTCGCAGAGCAGCGGTTAATTGCTCAATGGTTATTGGGCATTTTTTATGCTCGATATTTAAGGATATTAGGCGGTTGTCTATACGTAGTCATTGTTTTGTTCTCCGGAGCAAAGTATGTTGGACTGTAAGCAGCGTATATGGCAACCGCTTTTCCGTTGCCTATAATGACTTAAATGCTTACAGTCATGGAAAATAATTTAATCTTATCCAAAGAGAGTAGCGAAAAAGAAATCAAGCGTTACTTTAACGCAGTTCTTGAATTGTCGAAATCAGACAATGAGTTCCCAATTAGCCTTGATGAAGTATGGATGTTGGTGTATGGTAGAAAAGAAGAAGCCGTAAGAACACTAACTTTAAGTGAACAATTTATTGAAAACGTTGATTATCAAGTTTTCCGCAAAAATGCGGAAAACCCAAACGGAGGTAGACCGACAAAAGAGTACAAGCTTACCGTTTCTTGTATGGAGTTCTTCATCGCTCGCAAAGTAAGACCAGTATTTGAGGTGTATAGACAAGTATTTCATAAAGTAGCAAAGCATGAACTTTCCCGAAAAGAACTTGCCTTAATGGTACTCCAATCGGAAGAAGAGAAAGAACGTTTGGCTTTAGAAGTCCAACAACAGCAAATTACTATTGAATTACAAGAGAAGGAAATCAAGCAAGCAGCTCCGAAAATCAACTACTACGATAACCATTTACAATCGGTCAACACGCTTACCTCCACACAGGTGGCTAAGCAAATCGGAATGGATGCCGAAAAGCTGCACAAAAAGCTGAAGCAAGTCGGTATTATCTACAAACAGTCCGGGCAATGGCTTCTTCATGCTCCTTATTCCACGTGGGGATTACATTCTACCCGTACACAGACGTACACACGTTCTGACGGTTCGACAGGAACAAGTATATATACAGTATGGACTATCAAAGGTGTGCGTTTCATCATTGCCCTATATGAAAATGAATGGGACGTGAAGAAAGCCATCAAGCAGATAAAGAGTGAGGTGAATCCAGCAGCTTAATCTATTACATAACTATCAGCGGTCGGTTTAAATGCCCGACGGCCATTGCTATATCCATTTTTACACATAAAAACACATATTTATGAATACATATAATACTCCAATAAACTATGTTGAAAATCTGAATATCGAAACTTGTAGGTTAATTAAACAAACCGAATTGAGAAATAGAGAAAATTATAAAAGGTTAGAAGCTATTTTAGGCATGTTGGAAGAGGAGGAAAGAGAAAGGTCTAACTATCAGAAGGCTATTAGTAGCTTGAGCTCTGCTGCCTCTGTCCCAATGGGTATCATATTTTGTTCTGAATATCCGTCTAAGAGCACGTTTGATTTGCGAAGTCTCAATCAGGATCTATTGTAGGCTTCATCCGTCCACATAACGCCACGACTACCAATCAGGCGAACATCTCTGTTAGGAGATGTACACCCCGGGAGTAATACGGCTCCCGGGATAGGAGAGATGGTGTTTCTAACGATTTTCCGACATTTGATCAAATGTCGGTTCTAAATGACTTGTTTATTCTTTGAATATCTGTATACTGATTATGTTTGCAGAAAAGAAGAATAGCAGCTATCCTAACAGCTGAAAATATAAACCCCGCCATCGGATGAAGTTAGGAGCATCCTTTGGTGGGGTTAAATTTAAAATTAAAAGTCTGTAAAGATATGAATAATATTCAGATTTTCCAAAATGAGCAGTTCGGACAAGTAAGAATTGCGATGAATGAGAGTAATGAACCTTTGTTTTGCTTATCTGATGTAGCAAAAGCACTCGGTTATTCAAACCCGGCAAAAGCTGTTATAGATCATTGTAAGGGGGTTACTGTTTTGGAAACCCCTACTCAAAGCGGTGTACAACCTATAAAGTATGGCAAAGAGAGTGAAGTTTATCGGTTAACGATGAAATCTAAATTGCCAGATGCCGAAAAATTCCAAGATTGGGTTTGTGATGAAGTTCTACCTTCAATCCGCAAACATGGCGGCTACATTGCCACCCAACAAGACGATACTCCTGAAGAAATAATGGCACGTGCGTTACTTGTTGCACAAGAAACACTAAAACGTAAAGAGCAGCGTCTTATCGAGGCTGAACAGAAGATTCAAAAGGATGCTCCGAAAGTTCTCTTTGCTGATGCCGTTTCAACCTATCAACGCTCTTGCCTGATAGCGGAATTGGCTAAAATACTGCAGCAAAACGGTGTAAATATCGGTCAAAACCGATTGTTCTCCTGGATGCGGGATAATGGCTATCTCTGTCAAAAGGGGGAGTACTACAATCAGCCTACACAGAAAGCTATGAAGTTAGGGCTTTTTGAGTTGAAGAAAACCTCAATCACTAAGCCTGATGGGTCCGTATTAGTGACCACCACTACCAAGGTATCCGGAAAAGGCCAAATTTACTTTATAGAGAAATTTTTGTCTAAAGAGAAACCATTTCTCCGTAAAGAGCGAGAAGATGATACAACAGGAATTAAAGTCAAGCCTGGAAAGATAATTGGTGCTTATGAAGGTATCTTTGTCGATGGTCATGTTGCATTTGGAAATTTAAGTAAGAAGTGAAGATACTTGTGAGGCTTTTGTAAATTTGTTATTTTTGCGAAAACAATTTATTATGATGGAAGTATATAAATATCCCATTCCAGAAAATGTACGAGAAATAGCGGTACAAGATGCTATACAATTTTGTGCAAAACACAATGCCTTACCAAATTATAAGCCATATTATCATTATTCTTGGCATATTGAAGACGATAAACTTTTTGTAATGTGTGGTCCTATGCTTGTTTATTATATAGATTTACCACCATGTAAGACCAAAGATAATGTTATTTAGTGAATTAGCGAAAGGACTATGTACAGTTCAGTTTTGATTAAAATATCAATGACTTTTGTTTGACGACATTTTCTGTACATGTCATCGGAAGATGATTATTGCGAGCCCGGGATGATATTTCCGGGCTTTCTTTTTATATTAACCTTTCTCAAATTAATTCTATTCTCTAAAAAACATTATTACTCAATTCTCCGATAGAATTTGATGTAATTTCCGACACTTGTGTAACTGTCATTTATAAAACTTGGAGAACTTAAATACTACAAGACCAAGAAGGTATATTTGCGAAACAAAGATACTTATTATGACAGGAGATTTAGAAATAAATGGGAAGGATGCGTATACTACATGGGGAGTGTCAATGGGGGATGATTTCATTAGTAACATCCTTTCTCCTGCTGGACTGAAAGACTTCATAGAAAACGAGTCTCGCATTGAGAATGGGAAAAGGGTTATTCACAATAATCCCAAATTAGCTGACAGAGACGTAACTCTGACATTCTTTTTGGAAGGTTCTACACCTGACATCTATTTAGAAAGATATAAATCCTTTGTTTCTGAACTCCAAACGGGTAGTATAAGAGTGTTCATTCCTCCGATTAGTAAAGATATATATAAGTTTACAGTGCAAAAGTTCCAATCGTATGCTCTTAATAGAACTCGTACATTTTCTAAAGTATCCGTGAAACTCAATGAATATGACCCGTCTAACAGATCGTAATAATGATTAGCATTAAAGACATAACTGGCAAAATACGTTTCTCTACGAAAGAGAATACCGGTTCTGTATACCGTAAGACTTTGATGAAAGAAGATTATATTCTTCTTTATTTCAACGTCGACAAACCGGTTCTTTTTGAGAAGGGAGATTATTGTGAAACAGAATTCGGACGATTTGAGATCGTTGATCTTGTATTCCCGAAGTACAACACTTCAACAGGAGGCTATGATTATGAACTCCGTCTTGACGCGGAATACTATAAGTGGAAGAATAAGATATTGTTCTATGATCGTCAAGGTGGTAACCGCGAGGCTTCATGGAATCTTACCCGTACTCCGGATGCGCATCTATCGATAGTAGTCTCTAACTTAAAATCTTTAGGTTACACATACAACTCAGGAGTAGAATATACTTTCTCTATTGACAGCACAGTAGAGAAGTCTGCTAAGTTGATACAGTACGATAATACGAATATCATTGATGCGTTGACCAAAATAGCGGAAACATGGGACGCTGAATGGTGGATCGTTGATCATGTGATCCATCTGGGCAGATGTGAGTATAACACAGCGGTAGACTTTGAACTGAATGGGCTTGTTTCCGAAATGTCTCGTTCGGAAAGCAACGATAATTATGCTACCCGTGTTTACGCTTTCGGTTCTACCCGTAACCTTCCTACTAATTATCGTCCGGATATAACCGGTGTTGTGGTCGACGGAGTAGTCCAAAGAAGATTGATGCTTCCCGAGGGTACTCCTTATGTTGACGCTTTTCCGGATATGTCTACGGAAGAAGCTGTTGAAGAAGTCGTTGTATTTGATGACATGTTCCCTAAACGTATAGGTACCATGTCAGATGTGACCACTAAGGAATACACAGACAAGATTGAGAATGAAGATGGTACCACAACGGAAGTCAAATGGAATGCCTACCGTTTCAGGGATTCCAGCATAACTTTTTCAAAAGAGTATATTATCCCCGGTCAGGAGTTAAGAATTGTATTTCAGTCAGGTCCTTTAAACGGTATGGACTTCGCTGTTACCTTTAATCCGGGTGCTGCGGATGAAAAGAACAGTGACGGGTCATGGAACTCCGCTGCCCAGTTATGGGAGATCGTAAGGAATGAAGATTACGGCCGCAAACTTCCGTCTGTCCCGTTAATCCCTGAGAATGGGAACACTTATGTCTTGTATGGATATGATACAAAATTTGTTTCTGTGTCCATGATTCCTGATGCCGAAAAGGAATTGCTTGAAAAGACAAAAAGCTACGTAGAGAAGAGTAAAATAGACCCGTCTGTCTATACATGCGTCATGGACCCGATAAAAGTGGGTGGATTCGATGGAGGACGCGTTATCGATTTGGAGATAGGGGATCGTGTCAATATTATCAATCCGGCTTATGCAATAAAGAGCCGGCAATCTCGTATATATGGCTTTGAAAAGGCACTGGATAAGAAGTATGAAGTTACTTATACGGTGGGACAATCGACTAAATATTCTCGTATCGGAGAGATTGAAAGTAAAGTCGAAGCGTTGACATATAAAGGGGAGGCTTTTACTGGTTCCGGTACCGGAAGTGTTTACATTGTCGGGCGATACGATAAAACGAGGCTTACTGACCGTAATGCTTTATCTTCCCTTCGGTCTTTGGAAACATTTTTTCGGAAAGACCAAGAGGATGTTACCTTCTACAAACAGGCCTTTCGTAAAGGTATAGAAATCGGTTGGAATGAATCCGAAGGAAAGCCTACTGCTTCTCTATATGAGGATGGCGTATTAAACGCTGCCGCAGCTATATTGAAAGAATACACCTCTTCTCCGAAGTTTGTTCCGGGATTCACAGGCGAAGGCTTTAAAATATATAAAGACGAGTATGGCAACTGGCATATAGAATGCGACATTCTAGATGTGAGGAAAGTTATGAATGTATTTGAGTTGCTTATACAGAAAGTACGTTCAATAAATGGTGCTCTTGTTATAAGCCAAGCGAACGGTAAAGTCAGTGCAGTTACTGAGACTTCTGATTTGCAATCTTGGATTCTTGAATTTGAGGATGAAGATGAAACATTCCAGGCGCACGACTTAGTGAGATGTCAAGTATTTGATAGAAGAATAATCCAGTCACCGGCTTTTGATTTTACAAAATTTACAGCCTATTTATATGATGGTTCAGCCATAGATGATAGCGTAAAGATAACGAACACAAGCATTGAGTTTAGCATGAATAATTCAGCAAATTCAGGCTTTCAACTTTACATGTATCCAGAGGGACATGTAGCAGATGCTCCTATAACGACTAAAGAATGCAAATTAGAAATATCTGGTTTGTATGATGGTGCTATGGCTGTATGGAGTGGTTTATCAAAGGATGGAATCGGTTCTGATACTGTAGGAGGGCTTTTGACAAATGGCGAGAATGTAATTCGTGCCATCAATGTATCCGAAGAGATATACAACCTTGGTATAATGATTGTATTAGATTCCGGACATGGTAACGGAAAGGTTACTGTTACTCAAAAAATGGAGGATACATCATCTAAAAAAGGTAAATACTATTGGTGCGAAGTTGCGAGTGTAAATGGTAATCTCGTAACTATTCCAAAGTCTGAGTTTGAAGGAATTATACCAGTAGTAGGTGATGAAGTTGTACAGATGGGTAATACTGAGAATCCTCTTCGTCAGAGCTTGATATATATGTCGGCTGCTGAGGATGGTAAGCCTAAGATTGAGATATTAGGTAGAGTCAAGACTAAGTCATTTGCCGGAGCGTCTCGCTCTGTATTTGGGAATTTAGATCATATAACGGACCCGGATTTTCCGGATAATATGCAGCCGCACGATAATGGTATATATACAAATAACGGTTATTTCAAAGGCATCTTCATCCTTCGCAACGGAAAGACCATCGAGCAGGAGTTTGAGTCAACCAACAAGGAAATAGACATCGCCAAAACCGATGCGAAAGCTGCCCAAGATAGATTGAACACCTGGGCTTCTGATGGATTTATTTCTCCAACTGAAAAGACCGCGTTAAAGCAGGAAATGGAGGCATTAAAGGCAGAAAGAGATTCTATTCTGGCTAATGCAACACGGTATGGCATTGATACCGTTGCTTATCGGAATGCTTTCAACGATTACTATCATGTGCTTGAGACACATTCGGCAAGTGAGCCTGAAAATATACCGGTTAGCGCTTCATTCAAGACTCTTCAACAGGCTTATTATGACCAGCAGCGGACAATTATAGACGCTATCAATTCCGCTTCATACTCGTACGTAGGGGAAAAGGTTAAGATTGAGACTGATACGATTATGGAGGCTTTGCCAGGGCAGATTACGTTGGCTGTGAAGGGTGAGGTGAGTAAAATAAAGGTGGGGGATGTTAATATATTAAATGGCGCCTATATAGAGAAAGCAAATCCATCTTATAGGTTTGCAGCTTATCATTATGATACTCCTGTTGTTGATGGCAAGGAATACACTTTGACTGTATGCTACACTATTGGAAGTGGTAATACCAATATAGGTGTTTACTCTAATGGTGGTACAAATATGATAGCAAATCTCACAACTAAGGGAGAAAGAGTTGTAGAAAGCACAAAAGTGACCATGAAAGGATATAAGCCGGGTGAAGATTTGTCTTTCTTTCAATTTCCGAACGGAACTTTCGGTTCAAAAGTGCATTGGGCTGTTCTTACTGATGGTAACATAGGGGTAACACAGTGGATTCCTGCTGCAAGCGAGCGAGTTGCAGGTATTAAGAACTTATGCTCTTTTAAACGTATTGTTGATGCGGGATTTACGTATTTAAGAAATTATGAGGACGATGGTAGGTTCTATGTAGATCCAGGACTTTTGCATCAACAGACCAATTTAGCAAATAAGGATATGTTTGGACTTACATATGACCCTACAAAACAATACTATATTTTTATAGATAAGGTATTCCGTTCAGATGCAACGGATAAAGCAAGTATATTCTTTATTGTCAAGTATACAGATGGAACAGAGGAACATATATGTGTTGTATATTCTGATAGCGTGGATTATAACTATTTTCTATCCAGCAAGCCAATTTCAAAGATTGTAGGAAGTTATTCTCATGGTTACGGTGGCTCTGTAAGAGTTGGCGTATTTGAAACCAATACTCCTGTAACCTGGAGCCCCGCCCCCGAAGATCTTAACTACATTGCCAAAACCTACACCGACTCAGAGATAAACGTTACGAAAGGGTTAATTGAAAGCAAAGTCTCCCAAACCGACTTTGACGCTCTCGGACAGGTTGTATCCAATCAGGGAACTGAGATCTCTCAGACCAAGACGGATATTAACCTTGTATCAACGGTATCGGGCAATGCACGTTTGATTGCTCTTGCCATGAGCAAGGGTAAGATGTTGAATCGTGATCCAGAATTTAGAAATAATGGGACAAATGGGATTGGTAGCTACAATAATGGTGGCGGAGGATCTGTAACTGTTGAGAGAGTCGCAGATATTAATTTGCCTAATCAATCCGGATATAAATTAAAGATTACTTCACAAGGAAATGTAAGTCCAGGTTTAGGCGGATTTACTTTCACTACTGCGTCTCGTGCCAATGCTGTATTTATAGTTCGATTTATTGCATGGATTCCTGTTGGATACAATGTTGAATGGGCTTCAAACGCCACGGGTAACGGTAGGACAGCAAAATGGCTTACCAATAATGTAGGGACCGGTGACTGGGAGGAATATGCGTACTATGTCAAGTGTGGTGTTGGAGGTACATTTTCTTCAACCAACTATTTCTATTTAGTTTCTGGTTCTTCCCCCGTCACTTGGTACCTTGCCTTTGCTACAGTATATGACGCCGGCTCTATTGATGACACTCCAACAAAGGATGAATTAAAAACTGGAATCACTATTAAGCCGGGTGCTATCAATATATTCGGGCAGGATATCAGTATTAGTGGTATGGTGACGTTTGGTGGCCTATCTCCAGAAGAGCAACAAAATTTTAAGGGAAATAAAGGGGATAAGGGAGATCCTGGTGCACAGGGGCCACAGGGATTACAAGGTGGCATAGGTCCAAAAGGAGATACTGGAGCAACCGGTCCGACTGGAGCAACCGGGCCACAAGGTCCGCAAGGATTGCAAGGACCCGCCGGTACTAAAGGCCCCCAAGGGGATAGAGGTCCTCAGGGACTTCCCGGACAACAGGGCGCAACCGGTCCTCAGGGACCACAAGGTCCGCAAGGTCCTCGGGGACCGCAAGGGCCACAAGGCATACAAGGACCTCCCGGATTATTGGACGAAAGTGCAATGAATACTCTAAAGAATAGTATTGCAACTAATATAGGGTACTCTTCATGGCAGGATATGGTTAATTACGCCAGTTCTTATCCACAGAAAACTATAATAAAAAACGGTTATATAAATACCCTTATAATAGAGTCTGAGGTTATTGTTGCAAATGCATTGGCGGCTGGCAAAATTGTAGCTAATTACCTTACTGTTACCGGAGAGTCCATGATTGGTGGCTTTAAAATATCCGGTACCTCTTTGACTTCCGGATCAATGACTATATCAACCCAGAATATTCAGTTCTCAGGGGATAGTATTACTGCCGGTTTAGGTATTAATACCGCACCTGCCACTTTAGGATTGAATGTTCCGTTGTGGATCAATAACAACAAATATGCAGATACCTGTATTGCCGCACGTTTCTCAGCTACAGGTGCATATCAGAAAGAGAATAACATCGCGCTTGCCTTGGTAGGGTGTATCTCCGGATTTGCTGTAAAACTGCGTTCAATTACTTCCGGGGGATATCTAACCTTAGAAGACTGTTTCGTATCATGTAGCTTTTCCGGAAGTGACCAGAATGTATATTTACCTAAAAATCCACCTGTGGGAAAAGTATACCTTATAAAACGATGGCCGGGTACAGGTCGTGGTCCTATTGTTCATGCAAACGGAAGTACATTGAATGGTGGTGCGACATCGGACCTGTTAAAAGAGAACAATCACCTTGCTATCTGTGTCTGGGGTGGAAATTCATGGTCCTATAATAAGATATCATTGTAATTTAAAAGATAATAATATGAAAATTGATTTTAGAAAGATCGTAGTTTATGATATTGAAGGCAATGTCATGACAAAAGAAATCGAAAAAAAAGACTCTGAAGGTAATAGTATCGGTACCGAAATTGTACCGGATTATAAGGATCTGAGTAAAAACCTGGGTAACGCAATCTTCTTCAACGTTGAAGATATAAACGAGCAGGAGATTGGGCGGAAGATATACCATGACGGTGAAATTGAGATAGATGAAGCAAGAGCTGCTTTAATCAAGAGGTTTGCTGAGAAGATCTTTTATGCATATATAAAAGTTCCACTTTTTCAGCTACTTGATGAAGCGGTAGAAAAAAGTAAAACAGAAAATTTATAATTACTTAAAATGAACATTATGAACGAAGAAATTAAAATTGTAGCGACTGATACAACAGAAGTAAAGTCGTTTGAGGGTACCTCTTTACAGTCCCCTACGGTGAAGTATAACATTCGTTATACGGTTATCAATGGAGTGAAACAATCTATATTTGTTGGTATCACCGATAATGCAACAGAGACAGTTGCAAATGCTGACGGTAGTGGAACGCATGAAGAAATCAGGGAAACTAATCTTGGTGAGATCCGGTATGATCCTTCTCCGATGCCTCAGGTTACTACTTTAAATCTTAGGTATACAGATAGTTTTGCTACTTACATGTCTGATTTTGCCCGTATCATAGACCAGATCCTCAATAGTGTTGAGTAGTGTAACAATGAATGTCCACCCGACCTTCACAGGCAGGATGGACTTGCGTATTATCTAAATAATTATGAAATAGTTTTTCAAAAGTAGTATAATTATTTTAAGATGACAAATTATGCAAGATAAATCAATACATCAAATATCTTCTGGCCTGTTTGCTCCCATTGCCGGAAGCTTCGTAATGGAGGCTATAGAGCATATGATCCCATGGCTAATCACTATGTTCTTTGTAATACTGTGTGATTTGGCCACGGGGTGCAGAAAGAGTTTGATGATGGGGGAACATGTGAGATTTAGTAGGGCTTGGCGGGCTACGATGGGGAAGATGGTTACATATTTCAGTTTCGTGATTATGGTGGTGATGATAAACGAGGCCAGTGGTGGAAGATATAACATTGATATATTCGCTTGCTTATCTGTCTGCTTCATCGAAGGTTGCTCTATCATATCTAATATTCTTAAGCCCAAGGGGTATGATTTTAATCTGATAGTAGCTATTGAGGTCTTTACTAAGAAGGTTTTCGGAATTGACAAGGAAGATTCAGAGGGTATAGTGACTAAGAGAAAGAGAAAAAGGGTAAATGAAAATAAGGAGGAAAGAGTATGAAAATTCTAATAGACAACGGACACGGTGAAAACACTCCCGGGAAACGTTCACCGGACGGAAGGTTGTGTGAGTGGGCTTATTCCAGAGAGATAGCGGATATGGTAGTTCTTGGTCTGAGAAAACATGGTATTGATGCGGAACGCATAGTAAAAGAGAATATAGATGTTTCATTGTCGGAACGTTGCAAGCGGGCTAACAACATATATCGTGAAACAAGGAAAAACGCTATTCTGGTATCTATTCATTGCAATGCGGCCGGCAACGGGACAAGTTGGATGAACGCTCGGGGATGGGGTGTATATGTCAGTGATAATGCTTCTTTTAATAGCAAAATGTTAGCTTCTTCTCTGGCACAAGTAGCAATAAGTAAAGGTGTGACAGTACGTAAACAAGCTCCCGGGCAGGACTACTGGGTGCAGAACTTGGCTATTTGCCGGGATACGAATTGCCCCGCTGTATTGACAGAGAACTTTTTCCAGGACAATAAGGAGGACGTGGAGTACTTATTGTCATCCGAGGGCAAGCGAACAGTAGCAAATATTCACGTAGAAGGTATTATTAACTATTTAAATTCAAAGTAACATGGCTCTAACAGATTTAACTTTCAGCAAACAGGGTGAAGCTTATGTATGTGACCCTGTGCAACTTCAATCGGATGCAGGTCTTCATCTTGAATTTGCAAGTGAAGATAAGAATAACGGTGTCGCTCTGTTTCAAAGCATGACGAATGGGAATTACGTCCCTTTCGGATCATATAACTATGTGGGTAGCACAATGGATGTTGCTATTACAGGAGTGATTCCCGGGATGTACATTAAAGTGCGGTCTATTTCACAGCCCTCCATAGCTAAAATCCTTGTGTCAGAATGAAAGTGCCAATCAATCAGATAAATGTATCCCGGGTAGGAGTTAACACTGCCCGCATTCAGGGGATACGTCTTAGATCAGCTTCAAAGGGAGAGCAAACTTCTCCTTTTCACCCTTCCCTTGTGGATTATTGGAACTTTAAAGGTAAGAACAATTTCGATAAAGATAGGAATGCTATCAAGGGAATAAAAGGTGAAATATTGACCGCGTATAACTTCGGTTGGAGCTTAGGCAGTGGTTATGGTTTATTTAAAGAGAATTACCTAACTTATCATAAAGCAGAGAATGTATTCGTAACTGACCATAGTATTACTATAATGAATTTTGCTCCAGTCAATACTTGGATATTTTTCAAATATGGAATTGAACATTTAAATGCTACAAGAGTAAAAGTAACTGGACTTACAGCTAATAATCAACTTGCTTATGGGTATTGTCCTTCCAGATATGGAGCAAGAACTTTAATGGCAATTCCTTCAGATGGAGAATATGATTTACCTGAGAGTATAACTGGTACTACATCTTATAATGTTGGTTTCATTGTACAGAATGCTTTAACTAAGAATGTAACTATTGAACAAATCCCAAGATATGAAGGAGCAATAGTTACGGATGGTGTTGACGATTATCTGAAACTTGATAAGGTAGGATATAAGATAGGAACCGTTATAGTTAAATATGTTCCTATTAAGTTTAATGTTGGTTGGAATACAGTTTTTGATAATAATAGATACGACACTCCTAATAGGAATTATTTAGGTTATTCTTCTACTATTGAAAATAGAGGCACTACTATGTTTGTTTCTGAGTATGGTGATTATCTGGCGCTATACTATAAGGCTACGCCTAAACAGGCTGATGACTCACTTTATATAGGTAGTTCTTATACGGAAGCATTTGTAGCTAAGGAGTTTTTTTCTATGGCACTATTTGAAATGGCTATTTATAGTGGAGATCCTCACTGATGAAGAAATTCAGAAAGAGATAGATGTTATGCAGTATGGTACTCCAAATCCAGTGTTCGCATTGAACTTTGATAATTTTGCCTATAAAGTCGTTGATTATCCTGAATTTGCCAGTGGCGAAGCTACAACAAATAAAATTGTTGTAGATAGCACAAATGAAACCTTTAATGGTGCTATTGCGATAGCTATGAATCCTGAAGCAGATACTGGAGACCCTATTGAAGTACCATCTTATAAGATAAAAGCCACAGGGCTTAATCAGTATGGTGTTGGTGAAGATAATTGGGCAGTTGGATTAATAGGAATAATGATTGATTCAACTAAAGAACCTTGGACTTATCTTATATCTAAAGATGGAGTTTACGATATACCGGAAATTTCATTGAGTGATGGGGTTTATAATTTAGGAATAATGGCTCAAATCGAAATTGACAATCCTATTGAGATAGAAGTTCTCTACGATAAGAATGTCACAAAGAGTTTCCCTGAGACCAAACAAATATTCCCTTAAAGTTAATAAGAAAATTATGAAATACGTAATTGTAACAGTAGAATGGTGCCTTAACCATGGTGTTGTGGTACCGGAACAAGCAAGAAGATCAGTTGACGGGTTGAAAGTTATCCTGCATGAAGATTATATTGACCCTGTCTTGAAAGAAGAAGATGCCATGACCGCGTACCGGCATGATTCGTCCGAGTTAAGGAATATATTGAGTGGTCCGGAATGGACGGTTCCGCAAGAGGGGGTATTATGAAACGGTTGACATGTATCGTCTTGCTGGTGTCGGCAATATGTTTCACCGGATGTAGGACCACTCAATACGTTCCGGTTGAAACTATTAAGACTGAGTATAAGACAAGAGATAGTATTCGTCATGATAGTATATATCAGCGTGACAGCATTTATGTAATAGACAGGGGTGATACAGTGTATACGTACAAGGATCGGTATCTCTATAAGTATTTACATATTAATCGCATTGATACTGTGATTAGGACGGACAGTATTCAGATACCTTATCCGGTTGAAAAGGCGTTGACCAGGTGGCAGAAGGCAAAAATAGAACTTGGCGGCTGGGCATTTGGTGGCTTGATATGTATTGCTATTATTTTATTGTATATCTGCATTAAAAGGAAAGGAGGCTGACATGAAATAATATTCTGATTTGCCGGTGGTAGAAGGCCGGCATAAGAAGCTCCATTAACAAACGTATTTCTTTAGGGGCAAAGAAGTAAAAGAAAGCCTCACTACCCGTCATACGACTACCAATCAGAAACGGGCAAACATCGTCGGAACACTGTTAGGAGGCTTTCAAAGTTAAATAACAGTGCCTTCGATGTTTTGTTTTATAATCTAATATGTTCTTTAGCATGAAAATTGTTGATATGTATCAGAAGGTAGTAGCGGTAGTCTGTCAGACAACAGGAATAGACGAATATTCAATGTTTCATAGTAACAAAGAGGTCTGTGTTGATGCACGATCAATACTTGTAAATGTGCTCACAGAAAGGGGAATAACAGAAGGAGAAATATCATACCTTACCGGGCTAACTCAGCAGTGCGTTAATAAACTCAAGAATAACTTTTCTATCCGCACCCGTAAATGGAGTGTCACAACAAATCTACAATCAGTTTACAACGAGCTTACAACGATATAATTTAAGTACAACGGATTTATCGTGTTCTTTGTGATGCGGTTAATATTGACCGTGTTATAATTGTATAATTAAATATGAGTGAAACAAAGACTTACGTATTCCCGGAAAGCGGGAGTGGTGGAGGAGGCAGTATGCTTGGTATGCTTGCCCCCTTATTGCAGAAAAACGGTCTTGACCCCAATTTGTTGCTTGCAATGAATAATCGTGGCGGTATGTTTGGTGGTGATGGCTCTTCTTTCCTTTGGATAATCTTCCTGTTCTTCCTGTTCCCATTGTTTGGACGCAATGGCTGGGGAAATAATGGAGATGGCGGAAACGGTGGCGGATTTGCTGGAGCCGGTATCCCTAACTTAATTAACAACGATGCAGGAAGGGAGTTACTTATGAGTGCAATTCAGGGGAACGGACAGGCAATCAACAATCTGGCTACTAATTTAAACTGTTCAATCGGTCAGGTTCAGAATGCTATCAATGGGGTGATGTCACAGGTGCAACAGGTAGGAAATCAGGTTGGTCAAAGCTCAATGCAGATTATCAATGCTATCCAGCAAGGTAACTGTCAGATCGCTCAACAGATTGCTTCATGCTGCTGCGAAAACCGTCTGGCGATCTGTCAGCAAACGAATACATTGCAAAATGCCATTAACGGTGTTGCGACTGGTCAGGAAAGAGGCTTTGCTTCTGTTGCATATGAAACTCAACGTCAGACTTGTGATCTGCAAAATTCCATCAAGGATAGCACACAACAGATTCTTGCCGGCCAGCGTGCCGCTGAAATGCGCGAAATGCAGAACAAGATTGATAAACTTCGTGAGGAGAATAGCACATTTAAGAGTTCTGCCATGACCTCTCAGATCGTCGGACAGGCAACGGCTCCTCTTGGTGCAGCTTTAAATGATTTGAGTGCTCGTCTTGCAAAAATCGAATGTAATCAGCCGGAAGTAGCGAAGGTGCCTTATAGTCCGGTTGTAGGGATTCCTTCTTGCGTTGCAGCTCAGTATGGTCTTTACAATGGTATTGGAGCATGGGGCAATTTTAATGGTTGGGGATAAAAGGAAGGAGGCATTATATGGCATTCATTAGTCCTTTTATCATGGCAAATAAGAATGGTATTCCAAGATTGGAAAGTACAGGTGTTACCGTAGGTGCTACCAACGTACGTTTCTCTTTCCGGAATCATCCGTTCCTTTCTGCTCCATTTAGCGGATTGATTCTGTTCCGTTTGGCACAGCCGATCCCTTCCGGTACTACCGGTACATTATCGGTAGTTTTTGATACCAACGGTGCTACTCAGGCACTGACTACGATCGCCGGTGCAGATGTTACTGCTTCGGATATTACCGGTACCGGAATTTATCTGTGCTACTACGAATCAGGTAGCAACACATTGCAAATTCTTACCGGGGTAGTTTAAAACAATGGGCGGGAGTAATCCCGCTCCTTAAAGAGTTTATTGATTATGCCTTTTCAGAATCTAAGAGTAAATAGTGAGTTTTTCATTTTGCATAGGGATGGTACTCCATATATAGAGGTCGGCTCCGTTTCTGGAGTGTCTAATCCTGTTCCTGAGTTTATGCAGCAACCCCTTCCTTATGGACAACCTCCTAAGATGGTGGTTGATATAACTATCAAGGTAGGTGAACAGACTGTTACCTTTCAAAAAATACCTGCCATGTCTGATATTGCTGATGCAAATTTTCCAGGTGGAGGTAATATGGTAATATCCGGTTCAAGAGAATCTATGAATGCGGAAGTGGCGGCTATGCGAAATCGTTCTTCTGAGATATTAGGAAGTGTCGAGCATCATAAGTCTGTGATGGAATCATGTGATAAAATGCTCCAGGTACTTAACCCCGAATTTGCAGAAAGACAGAAGCAGGAAGCGGAGAACAAAGCGCTTCGGCAAGAACTTAGCGAATTGAAAGCTATGATGGCTGATTTCTTTAAGTCCTCTGAGAAGGCTGCAAGTAGTAACAATTCTAAAAAATAACAAGTATGATGATGATTGAAATTTCCGAGAGCAAGGTCGAGAAAATGTCCGACTACGCTGAAAAGATGCTTCGCTACGGTGGTAAGCTCATGCAATGCATAGAAGAACTTTCTGAGGGAGAGGGCATTGGTGAACGCTGGGATGAAGATCGTAGATATGATGACGATCGCTATTTTGACGAAGAAACCATGGGTGAACGCGGTGGTTATGGCCGAGGTGGTAATTCTAATCGTGGTGGTATGGGTGAAAGACGCGGTGTACGGGGTACCGGACGCTATTCACGCTATCGCTAATGTTTAATTAGGGAGTAGTTTATCTGCTCCCTATAACCTTATTAAGTCATGAAAAGAGAACCTCTGGATATAAGAGATAGAAGACCGGAAGAAATGGAAGTATATCTTTCGCATTTTGGATGGCATTTCAACAAGAAAATGTGTGAATTTGCTGTTTCTTTAATGGAATGGAAGGGTCAGAACGGAGAAAAAGAAAAACTGCCTGCGATGTCTAAGGACGAGGTGGACGCACTGTTAACTAAATACGGTGTAACTCTTAAAAATAAGATCGGTTATGACTACGTATATGTAGCTAATATGTGCAAAGCCGATTTTCTTAAATCATCTGTTCCGAACGAACAGTATCAAGCATTGTATGTAAAAGACACGATTGATGATCCTGACGCACCTGATGGAACAACGATGCGAAGATGGTATGTTACAATGATTGCGGCTGGAATACCTATAGAGTGGGACGAAATGCTTTGATAAATGATAAGGCAACGGTTTATACTATCCAAATATGACTGGAACTGCATGGTGTATTACGCAGTAGATACGTATTACACGGAAGAAATATTGGATTATATGCACTCTATCAGCTGCGACGGTAATATGCTCCGTACTGCGTACGATAACATAAACTCCGGCAATTTGAATACCGGAGTTACTTACTCTAATTTCGGCACCAGGGAAACAGTAATGGTTATTGCCCTTACTTCGTCCCCAAAGGAGTTTGCTAAATCATGGAGGCACGAATGTGGACACATGGCCACCCATATATGTCAGGCCCTCGGCATAGATCCGTACGGTGAAGAAATACAGTATATCGGTGATGATATTGTTGAAAAGACGTGGGAATATGCAAAGTCATTATTATGTGAGTGTGATTGCTGTAAAAACAAGGTCAAACATTTAATACGTTAATTCATGAAAAATAAAGAAATTAAGAAAGCATTGAAGAGCGATACTCCTATTAATAGTATGTATGCTCTTATTCCAGGTGGCAGGATGGGCGCTTTCAAAAAGTTTGCTGCCCGTTTTGGTTTTACTGAAGAACGGATAAAATCAGTTCTTGACAATGAAAAACGATAAGCTGGACATATTGTTGGAACAAGTCGATGATCGGTACCATTCCGATTTTTGTAGACTTCTGTTGGTTATGTTATGGAACGTTTAGAAGAAATCTTTGACCGTATTATATCTACATTGATCGATATCGTCGATTCTGACATTCCGTATTGCGCTTTCTGTGCGATATTAGCGAGGGTGTATTGGATGTTGTAATAGATCGAGTATCTATTTTATCAATAATACAATTGTCATCGTTGATGATTTTACTACCTTTGCATCTGTTTTTGGTCCCTTTTTATGTAAAAACGGGGACTAAAATAGGGACTATTTAAAGGTATGTATTGTTATATATAGACATTTCTATTGAGGCTAAATTAAACTTGTGGGTACTTATAAATGTAATATGATATGTAACAAAATGTTATTCGATTCTCGTACCCACTAC